GGCCAGGCCATCGATACAGGGTTCCTGTACGACTCCATCGAGGCGCCTGCCGATACCCCGGTTTCCGAGATCCCGTCCCCAGACGATGACCCGGAGGGATTCGAGGCGGGAATCAAGGCGCTCCGTGACGGCCTGTTTGTCGCTCGCGGCGACTCGGTGTGGTTGGACCTGGACGTAATTATCGCGTCCATCCTGAACATCAAGAACCCCGTGACGGAATCGCGTCGCAAGTTCTTGAACCAGGTCAATGCGTCTGAGGATGCATGGATCGCACCCACCGAGTGGGATGCCCGGCACGATCCCGAGCTGGCTCCGCTGGCTGCGGGGGACAAGATCACCCTCGGATTCGATGGGGCCAAGTCGGACGACTGGGCGGCACTGGTTGCCTGCCGTGTCGACGACGGCGCGCTGTTCACGCTCAAGGTCTGGAACCCGGAGCGATACAAGGACGGCGAGGTTCCTCGCGAGGACGTAGACGCCATGGTGGACTGGGCACACTCCCGGTTCAATGTCGTCGCGTTCCGCGCGGACGTGAAGGAGTTCGAGAGCTACGTCGACAAGTGGTCGCGTACCTACGGCAAGAAGTACATCGTCAACGCCACGGCCAACAAGCCGGTTGCGTTCGACATGCGGGGACAGACGAAGCAGTTCGCACTGGACTGCGAGAAGTTCCTAGATGCCGTACTGGAAGGCGGGCTTGTCCACAACGGGGACCGCGTACTGCGTCAGCACGTTCTGAACGCACACCGCAACCCGACTTCGTATGACGCTATCTCAATTCGCAAGGCGAGCAAGGATTCGCCTCGCAAGATCGATGCCGCTGTCTGTGCCGTATTGGCGTTCGCGGCAAGACAGGACGTACTGATGTCGCGACGCAACAGGTCGAGGAAGGGAGCTGTTCTGCGTGGCTGAACTTACCGACCTCATCGTTGACCTGGCGAACAAGCTGGCAACTGATCAGATCGACATGGATGAGTCGTCCGGCTACTACGAGGCTGAGCACCGTCTCAAGGCGATCGGCATTGCCGTCCCGCCGGAGATGCGGGCTCTGGAGACGCCCATCGGATGGCCTCGGCTGTACCTGGACGCCATCGAAGAGCGCCTGGACGTGGAGGGCTTCCGCCTCGGGTCAAACCCGGAGGCCATCGAGGAGATCTCCGACTGGTGGCAGGCCAACGACCTGGACGAGGAGTCCGGTCTTGGTCACCTCGAAGCCATGATCCATGGACGTGCGTACACCACGGTGGCGCACCCTGGTGATGGCGACGATGTCGAGCACCCTGACGTGCCGGTCATCCGGGTCGAGTCCCCTCGGCACATGATCGCCGAAGAGGACCCTCGGACCCGCAAGGTGAGGCACGCTCTGCGCCTGTACAAGGCGGACGGCTCGCCTTCCGACGACAAGGCCACGTTGTACCTGCCTGACTCCACGCACTTCTTCGGATGGTCCAACGGCCGGTGGGTTCCGGACGGTCAGCCTGTCGAACACAACCTGGGCGTTGTGCCGGTGGTTCCGCTCGTCAACCGTGAGCGGCTGTCGGATCGCAAGGGCAAGTCGGAGATCACTCCGGAGATCCGGAGCTTCACTGACGCTGCTGCTCGGATCATGATGGACATGCAGGCGGCGGCCGAGCTGATGGCCGTCCCGCAGCGCGTGCTCTTCGGTATCGACGCAGACTCCATCGCCCCCAACGGGACGCGTGCCGAGGTTCTGGATGCGTACCTGGCTCGGATCCTCACGCTGGAGAATGAGGCCGGTAAGGCGTTCCAGTTCAGCGCTGCTGAGCTGAGGAACTTCGTGGACGTGCTCCAGGAACTCGCCAAGCACGTGGCGAGCTACACCGGACTCCCTCCCCAGTACCTGACGTTCCAGTCGGACAACCCCGCCTCGGCGGAGGCGATCAAGTCGTCTGAGGTTCGTCTGGTGAAGAAGTGCGAGCGCAAGCACAGGACCTACGGCGGTTCGTGGGAGCGCACCGCGCGCCTGGGCTACAAGGTCATGGGCATCACTCCCCCGGAGAACATTCACCGGCTGGAGACCGTGTGGCGTGACCCGAGCACTCCCACGTTCGCGTCGAAGGCGGATGCCACCACGAAGCTGTACTCGTCGCACATCATCCCCAAGGAACGGGCTCGGATCGATCTGGGCTACTCCTCGGAAGAGCGCGAGCAGATGCGCGAGTGGGACGCTGAGGCGGCCGTGGCTGATGCCGCCGCACTGGCTTCGGTGGTCGGCGGCAACACCGCCGGTCTGCCCAGCCAGACGGCTCGGCCTGCCCAAGAACCTGACTTAGTGCAGGCGGGTGCTGAGTGACGTACGAGGAGTACGTAGAAGCGCAGCAGGAGATCAACCTGGCCCTGTTCCAGTCGCTGCTGGTACTCCTCAACCCCCTCCGACTGATCGCCATCAACCCGTCCCGGTGGATTGCACTGCTGGCGGCCATCTTAACCAGGGTCCAGGAGGCCCGCACGGAGACGGCCGAGCTGGCTCGGGAGTTCTACGACTCCCAGCGGCAGGAGCACTTCCCCGGCGAACCTCGGTGGCCGGTGTACACGGCGGACCACTACGAGTCCGACTGGCTGTACGAAGCCATGGAAGAGGTCAGGGAGACATTCGCTCCGGCTGGAGCCAGCGAATCGTCGATGGCCAAGGTCATTCACATCGCGTTGAAGGAGACCGAGAACGCCGGTCGAAACACCATCCGCGATGCGGTCGAGGGTCGAGGCAACCAGCGCAAGGATCCAAGGGTCGTTGGCTGGGCTCGTGTTGAAGGCGGCGGTGAGAGCTGCGCCTTCTGCACCATGTTGATTTCCCGTGGCCCCGTCTATGTAGGCGAGGACGGAGCGAGGAACGCAGGACTCCAGGCGGACGAAAAGACCGCGCTGGACATCTGGAACGAATACGACCGTACCGGTGACGACAGCGCCCTGATGGGCCTCATGTCCCGGTGGCACGAGAACTGCGACTGCAAGGTCGTTCCAGTCTTCGACAGGGCCAATTGGCCAGGTCGGGATAGGTACCTGGAAGCCGAGAGGCTGTGGATCGAAGCAACCCGAGGTAAGTCGGGCAAGGCCAAGCTCCAGGCTCTCCGGGAACTTCTTAAGAGGCGCCAGCCTGGCGATCAGGAATCGCCCCCTCTGGCTGCCTGATTCTTCACCACATTCTACGCACCCCTGGTGGGTGCTTTCTGCCCTGGAGGCAATTGGTATGTCCGATCAGAACACTGACTCGGGAGACAACCAGCAGGTTGTGCCGCCCCCGGCCAATACCGGTGACGACAATCTTCCTAGCTGGGCTCGGGAGAAGTTGACTAAGGCGAACAACGAGGCGGCCAAGTACCGCACCGAGCTTCGTCAGGTCACCGAGGCGCACACCACTGCGCTGTCGCAGAGCGAGTCCCTGGCGGGCGAGAAGGCAGCGGCTGAGGCACGTGCCGAGGCGGCTGAGAAGGAACTCCTCAAGTACCGGGTGGCCATGGAGGCCAATGTGCCTGGCGCACTGATCCCGCGACTTCAGGGTTCCACCGAGGAAGAGCTTAAGGCAGACGCTGCTGCGCTGCTCGCTTCCTTCCCCTCGGGCCAGTTCAAGCAGAACGCCACCGACCCGTCTCAGGGTCGCGGAGATGGACAGAGCGCCGGGCTTTCGCCGGGTGCCGCCTTCATTCAGAAGGCACTCCGGGGCATCTAATCACTTAAGGATCTAACTGTAATGGCAGCTGAGAACCTCGTTCCGAATACCGTTCCTACGGACGGAACTGTCCAGGGGCGCATGTCCCTCGTCGGTGACTCGCAGCTCCTCCCGGAGACGCTGGTCGCGGACATCTTCTCCAAGGCCAAGACCGAGTCGGTCCTCATGACCCTGGGTCAGCAGGTCCCCGTCTCGCTCGGCCAGACCACGATTCCGGTTCCCAACCTGCACAAGCCTGCCGCTGGTCAGGTCGGTGTGGGTACCACGTTCGAGCAGCGTGAAGGTCACGAGAAGCCGATCACCGGCTTCAAGTACGGGTCGCGCAAGTCGTTCATGCCGATCAAGCTCGCCGTGATCGTCACGGCCTCGCGGGAGTTCGCGCTGGTGAACCCGCAGGGTCTCTGGTCGCAGCTCGCGACCGACCTTCCGGCGGCCATCGCCCGCGCTGCGGACCTGGCGGTCGTGTACGGGCGTGACGCTCTTCGCGGCACCCCGCTCCAGGGCATTGCGGCCAACGGCTACATCACCGAGACCGACAACATTGTGGACCTCAACCTGGCGGCTCAGCGGGTCGTCAACGAGACCACGGGCGCGGTCGAGACCCCGGACGCGATCGACCAGTTCATCGAGGCGTGGCGTCTGGTCAACGGGCCTGAGGACACGGACTACGAGCTGAACTATTGGGCCTACGCCCCGGAAATCACCCCGGACATCGTCACCGCGCGGCGCTCTGACGGCACCCCGCTCTGGCGTCCGGCTGGTGTTCCTTCGACCGGCTCTGAGATCAACCTCAGCGGTTCGGTTGGCGGCTCGATCCTGGGTATCAACGCCCAGCCTCACAAGATCGTGACCGGCAAGGTCGACAACTCGGCGAAGACCAACGTCCGAGTGATCGGTGGCGACTTCTCGCAGCTCGCCTACGGCTACGCCGACCAGATCAGCTTCCGCATCTCGGACCAGGCGACCCTGCCTAGCGGGACTCCGGGCGAGTACATCGACCTGTTCTCCACGAACCAGGTTGCCGTCCTCTGCGAGGCCACCTTCGGTTGGCTGGTTCACGACCCCAACGCGTTCGTGACGATGCGTCTCGACACCAACGCGATCCCCGGCGACGGCATCTGATCGTGAGGTATCAGGTCGTGGAGCTGGTCTCACCCTTCACCATTGTGGAATCCGGGTCAGGCCAGTACGCCACATCCAACTACGCCATCGTAGACACGAACGTCACCACCGCTGGCACTGTCCCTATTGGCGGGCGAGTGGTCGCAGTGTTCGTGAACCCGGCCCTGGCTAAGGCGTTCGTGGACGACGCGAACGCCTGATTGGAAACTGCATGAGACTGCTCTCCCCTAGCGGAGTGCGCGTCCAGGTGTCCGATGAACGGGCTGCCGTCCTCTTGACGCAGGGCTACAGGGATCCGGATGCGGCTAAGGCTGCTCCGGCTCCTGCCCCGCAGCCCACTCCGGTTCGCCGCACTCGAAGGACCAACACACAGAAGTGAGGGAGTCATGGCCTACGCCACTGCCAACGACGTTGCGCTCCGGCTAGGCCGTGAACTCGATGAGTCTGAGGCCCAGATCGTGGGGATCCGACTGGAGGATGCTGAGCGACTGATTCGCCAGCGTATCCCGGATCTACACGGCATGGTCTTGGACGGCGAGATCGATGAAGGCGACGTTGCGTACGTCGAGGCTGAGGCCGTCCTTCGTCTGATCCGTAACCCGGACGGTTTCCAGACTGAGACTGACGGCAACTACACCTACGCGATTGACGCGAGGGTTGCCTCAGGCAAGCTGGAGATTCTGGACGACGAGTGGAGCATGCTCGGAGTCCGCCGGGGAGCGTTCCAGATTGCGCCCAGGATCTGCTTGCCCACGTACCAGCAGGCGCATCCGCAGTACAGCTTCAACCCGCCGTTCTACGGGCACTCGCCCGAACACCCTGCTGTGTGGTGGGGGGACGATGAGTCTTCTTGATCGCGGCAACGAGGACATCGTTGTTTACCACGAGGAGCTTGTCACTGACGAAGACGGGAACCGGATCACCCGGCCGTCTTCAGTCGGAATCCCCGCCCGAGCAATGATCCAGCTCCGTGCCCAGTCCGGCACTTCCGCCCGGAGGGCAGAGCAGGATAACGAGGGGTACGAGACGGAGACCGTTCACCGAATGCGATTGACCCGCGCTTCACAGCGCGAGGTCGGCATCATCGGATCTCAGGCTCAGATTGAATGGCAGGGAATCCGCTGGGCTGTGATTGGTGACGCTCAGAAGTTCAACGGCTCCCGACGCACCGCACACTACGACTACACGATCCGGAGGACGTGATGCGAAACGTCCGACTGGAGCGCGAGGATTTCATCAACGGAGCTGTGGCCAACGAGCCTGGCGTCAAGCGGCACATCGACAAGTCAGCAGACAAGCTGGCTGCGAATGCTGAGGCCGTTCTGGTGGGGCACCGAGATGAGGGCAACGCCCACATCGAGGTGGACTACGTAGTTCCGTCCGAGCACGGACAGTATGGGGAGATCGACGCAGTCGTTTGGCTGGTCGACGAACCGCACGACCGAGCTGACGGGACCACCTCCGAAGGCAACCCACTGGCTATCGAGTTCGGTCACGTGCACAACTTCACGGGTGAGTGGGTGGACGGGATCTTCCCCCTCCACCGAGCGATCATCAACACGAGGTTTGACTAGTGGCTGATCGCAGAATGCCACGGGTACAGGCGGTCGTTCTGCCGCTCCTCCGTGCCGGACTCGCTGAAGCGTACCCCACACTCCATGTATCCACCTGGGTGCCGGATGTGGACCATCGTACGTTCCCCTTGCTGAATGTCCGCCGACTCGGTGGCATCTCAACTGACCCCCGCCGACTGGAACTAGCCGTGATCGAGATGACGGCGTTCTCGGCGGATGGTCTGGTTGCTACCGAGAACCTGTATTTGGACGCACGTCATGTGCTCGTTGAAGCTCAGGCTCACCAGACGGTGACCGAGCAGGGGTACATCCATTCGTTCTTCGAGACGATGGGTCCAACGCAGTTCGATTCCACATTCGATGACACCTGGCGTATCCAGGGGCTCATTCAGCTCGGCGTCCGACCGCGCCGAGGTTCTTAAGGAGTATGACCTAAGGTGCTTAACGACGACGCTATCTTCACTGCTGCGAAGGGCTACATCTACATCGGTGAGGTTGGGACCGCTTCGGTTCCCACGCCCGCTCTGATCCAGGCGTTCCGCAACCCGGGCTTCGACCCGGACGCTGCGGATGTGCTGGGTACCGGCTGGTCCCACATCGGCCACACCGCTCGTGAGGAGCTGCCGGAGTTCGGGTTCGACGGCGGGGAGGCCGAGACCAGGGGGACCTGGCAGAACGAGGCTGTGAAGCAGGTCATCACGGAGGCCCTCGTGGACTACGTGACCTTCAACCTGCATCAGTTCGACGACCAGGCCCTGTCGATCTACTACGGGCAGGCCAACGCCGCCGGTGCGGTCGAGGGTGAGTTCATCGTGTCCGGGGCTCCTACCGCTGGTGTGGAGAAGTCCCTGTGCATGGTCATGGTGGACGGCGACGCAGCCATCGGGTTCTACGCCCGGAAGGCCAGCCTCCTCCGTGAGGGTGCTGTCACGCTGGCTGTCGACGAGTTCTCGGCGCTGCCGCTGCGGGCGACCTTCCTCAAGGACGGCTCGAACCCGCTGTACCGCTGGATCAGCCTCGACATGGGCATCAACCCCACGGCCGTTCCCTGATCCAAGACCTGACTTAGGGCAGATCATCTCGACTGGGGGCGCAGGTTACCTGGCGGACCGCCTGCGCCCTCTTCCCAACTTAGGTCCGCTGCTACTGACTTAGAAAAGGTCTGCCAACCATGAGCAATCTGTTTTCCCTCGATGACCTGCGTGATGCTCTCGACAAGGAGTTCGCGCCCCTCCAGCTTGAGCTGGATGGCGAGACGCTGACTCTTCGGAACCTGATGCGGATCCCCGGCAACAACCGTGACGAGGTGCTCGCCGCCCTGGACGTGATCCAGGAGAACAAGGGCGAGGATGGCGAGGACGAGGATCAGTCGGCCGAGGACGTGAAGGCCATGGCCACTGCGGTCGAGGTCGTTCTTCGCAACGTCACCGGCGACGGCAAGGGTGAGAAGCTGGTCCGCACCGTGAACGGCGACCTCCTGCTCGGGATGAAGATCCTTGAGCTTTGGACGGAGGCGACTCAGCCGGGGGAAGCCGAGAACTCGCCCAACTGATTGATCAGTACGGCGAGTTTCTTGTAGCAGATCTGAAGCGGTACTACCAGATCGATCTGCGCGACATCATGAAGGATGGGTCGGGGCTGTCGCCCCGGCTCGTTCTGTGCTACGTCCGGGCACTCCCCTTGGAATCCGCCACTGTAGCCGCCATGCGTGGCGGTGACCAGTTCCGAGGATGGAACCAGGAACTGTACATGCTCGCGAACCTGCTCGATGCGGTTCGGGAGAACACGTACGCATTCGTTGCTGCCAACTCGAAGAAGAAGCCGAAGGCACCTGAGCCTGTGCAGCGTCCCGAGAAGCAGCAGAAGAAGAAGACCAGCCTGTTCGCCGCCATGGCGCGAGCTGAGTGGCGGAAGGGAAGGACACAGTAGATGGCGACAGGCGCTCAGATCGTCGGCCGGATTGGTATCCGTGTCGTCCCGGACCTGACGGGGTTCAGGGAAGAGCTGGAGGCCAAGCTCCGGGCGATGAGGGATGTCGTCCTGGAAGTCAAGGTCGTTCCCAACCTGGATGGGTTCGTCTCACGGATTCAGGCCGCAGCCCGCGCGGCTGAGGCAACCACCCGGGTCGAGATCCCGGTTGACGTGAACACCCGTGGTCTTCGTGGTGTGAGCCAGAGGATCCGGGATGCACTGTTCCTCCGCAGCCTTGATCCCGACATTGACCTCAGTGACCTGACGGACTTCGAGCGCCTGCTCCTGTCCACGACCGTCATGACCAACCGGATGTACGCCAACCTCAGGCGTGCAGCCCAGGCCATGCGCCCCTTCGAGGGTGACGCTCGGGACTCCCGGTTCCACTTCGACGGCATCCGCTCTGCGGCTGGCCGGATCCCTCCGTTCCTGCGTAACGCTGCTTCTCAGTCTCGGAGCCTGCGGGACGTGTGGGCGAACATGGGTCGCCTGTTCACCGACTCGCGAGATCGGGTCAGTGAGTTCCGGGACTCTGTGCGTGATGCAGGAGGCTGGGGTAACCGGCTGCGCGATGCAGTGTCGGGGATCAGCTTCGACTTCGGGGGTGTACGCCCGGGAGACGAGTTCCGCGAGGCGACTCGACAGGCTGCTCAGGCAGCCAAGGAGTCCAGCCGGATTCGTCAGGCGTGGCAGGGTATTGCTCGGTCCTCCGCGAACATCCGCGAGATGGTTCGCCAGTACCGCGAACTGAACAAGCTCCAGAACTACGCGCCCACGGTGGACCGGTCGGCGGTCTCCAACCCGATGGGCGACAGGGATCTACTCCGCAACCTGGAGAGGATCTCTGGATTCCAGGCCCGCATCAACGGGCTGCGCTACCTGTTCCGCGACATCAAGAACGAGATCCGGCGAATGGACCGGGACTCGATCGGGGTTGCGTCTTCCTGGGATCGACTGCGTACCGCCACAGCGGCGGCTGCCAAGTCGTTCCGTGACGGCGCACGTGGCGCCCGGGAGATGAGCACCTCCACGGCGCTGGCAGTACGGGACCTGTCCCCTATGCCCGCCATCGTTCGCCGGACCAAGACGGACCGGCTGTACCGGGGATTCGTTGCACTAGGCAACGGTGCCCTGGAGTTCGGCCGGAGGGCGCGCAACGCGTTCGACGGATCCGGTGCTGCTGTCCGCAGCCTGGGTCGGGGACTGGGCAACTCAGTCCGGAGCTTCGGTCGCCTGGGTTCTTCGTTCGCTGGCTTCGCCAGGAACTCCCGCGTCTTGGGTCCTCTGGTCAGGACCACGGGCAGTCTCACCAAGGGACTGTTCAACCTGGGCAAGGGTCTGATCAACCCGATCTCCGGGTTCATGCAGCTCAGCCGTACCGGCAAGATCGTGGTGGCGGTCCTGGCCCTGCTGCCGGGCATCCTCGGCCTCGTCGGGGGTCTGCTGGCTGGGCTCCCCTCGCTGCTGCTCGCCGGTGCAGGTGGCTTCGCCGCCATCGCGCTCGGAATCGACGGCATCAAGGCCGCTGCCAAGTCCATTCAGCCTGAGTTCGATGCGCTCAGGGCGTCTGTCTCGGCCACGTTCGAGAAGGGCTTGCGGCCCGTCTTCGAGTCGCTGCGTCCGATCTTCCCGGTGCTCGAACAGGGCATCAACAGCATCGCGACTGGTCTGGTCGGCTGGGCTCGGGGCCTGGCGGCAATCTTCACCTCCCAGAGCGGACTGGAGATGCTCCGGGGGCTGCTGGGGAACATCGGCACGTTCTTCCGCGAGATCACCCCGTTCATCACCAACTCCGTTGGTGGATTCATGACGTGGGCCAGTGCCGGGGCGGCCTCGTTCGGCACTCTCTCAAGGTTGCTCAACAAGTTCGGCGCTGACTGGGCCACACTTGCTAGCAGGCTAGTCAGTGATGGGACCTTCGCGAAGGCCATCGAGGGACTTGCCCAGGTTGTCGGGGTTCTGTTCGACAACTGGCTGAGGCTGGTCGAATACGGCGTCGGCGCTATGGCTCGGCTCGGACCGAGCATGGCCGCTGGGTTCCAGGGATTCTTCGATCTCCTGTTCTCCCTGATGCCGCTGCTTGAGGGTCTGTTCCTGGCGATCTCGTTCATCGTGCAGGGCCTGGCCGTCGGCCTGGGTCCCGCGCTCGAAGTTGTCGGCGCTGCATTCACCCAGTGGATCCAGACCATTGGTCCGCACTTCGTCACGATGATGCAGCAGCTCTCTCCGGTTCTGCTGCAGATCGGACAGTTGTTCGGTCAGCTAGTTGAGACGCTGATTGGCGCTCTGGGTCCGGTTATGCCGGTGATCACCCAGATGTTCGGTGTTCTGGTCCAGATGATCGGGACGTTCCTGACGCAGGCAATCGCCATGGTCATGCCGCTGATCACTCAACTGGTCAGCTTCTTCACCATGCTGTGGCAGATCATTCAGCCGTTGATTCCGCCGCTGTTGCAGCTCGCAATGGTCATCTTCCAGGCGCTCATTACGGTTCTGAATGCACTGCTACCGCCGTTCATGCAGTTGGTTCAGGCGGTTCTACCGATCCTGATCGACCTGGTTCGGTTGCTGGTTCCGTTCCTGGTGCAGATCATCGGAGTTCTGACCGAGACCATTCCGGTGGCGGCTCAGTTCGCGGCGACGCTGATTGGCGTGGTCGCTGGTGCCATGAACTTCGTGCTCGGTGTCGTCCAGTTCGTCTGGCCGTTCATCCGCACGATCATTCAGGGTGTCCTTGACGTGATCATGGGGATCGTCAACGTCTTCATGGGACTCCTGACGGGCGACTGGCAGCGAGTCTGGGACGGGATCGTTCAGATCCTGACCGGGATCGTGAACATCCTGATCGGAATCCTGGTCGGGCTGGCCGCAGGCATCGGTGAGATCTTCGTCGGCATCTACAACTGGGTCACGGACTTCTTCTCGAATGCAGGGTCCTGGCTGTGGGAAGCCGGTAAGGCGATCATCCAGGGTCTCTGGGATGGCCTGAAGGCGCTCTGGGATCAGGTGCAGGGCTGGGTCACCGGCATCGCTGACTGGATCGTGCAGAACAAGGGTCCGATCTCCAAGGACCGCAGGCTTCTGGTTCCTGCCGGTAAGGCAATCATGGAGGGTCTGTACAACGGGCTGAGGCATAGCTTCGGCGAGGTTCAGACTCTGGTCTCGGGAATGGCAGATCAGCTCGCGACTCCGTTCGAAGAGCCGATCGACGTGACCATGACCGCTGGGTTCGACAAGACCCTGTCCCAGTTGCCGACTGGTGTGTCCGGCGATATCCGCTCGCAGATCGCTGCGGACGGTTTCGGCCTGGACTCGGGCGCAATCGCTAGTGCGGTGGTTGCTGGCCTGACTGGTTCGACTCTGAAGGTCGACGGTAACGGAGTGGCCAAGCTGGTCAACAAGACGAATACACGAAGGGATAGGCGAGGGTGAGTACTTGGTACTTGGGGCCGTTGGGAGACCTGCGGCCCCTCGTCTGTCCCGAACCGGACATCGCGATCAATGAGGTTCGGTACGGCGGTATTCATCAGGGACTGAGCGGCGCTCGAACCATGGACGTAACCGGGCACCGTGCCGATTACACGTTCGAGTTCAAGTACCTGGAGCAGTCGGAGTACCGGTTCCTGGAGGCCATGCACTCCCGGGTCATCTGGGGTCCGTACTGGCTGATCAACCCGCTCAAGAAGAATCGCCTGTCTCTGCAGGCCACTCGCGGCCTTGTGTCTCGGTACGAGCGGGCGGGTGTCCGCCTGCCTACCGGATCCACTCATGTCATGGAATCTGCGTACCCGGCGTCGATTGACCTGCCGGGGCGCAGCATTGCGTTCTCGGGCTGGACTGAGATTGCGCCTCGCGTTCGGTTCGACCACGACAAGTTCATCCCGGTCCTACCGGGTGAGGCGATCACGGCATCGGTGTGGCTCGGTTCTCCTCAGGGCGTCCCGTACCTGGGCGCCACGATCCAGCTCGACTGGTTCGACAAGGACAAGCAGCCACTTACACCCACGGTTTCTCCGGCGTTCGACATCACGCCGACGTGGACGATGCACATGCTGAGCAATATCACGCCGCCCGCAGGTGCTGCGGCTTGTCGGTTCTCGATTGGTCTGACTTCGACCAACACAACCGTATATCTGGCTGCCCCTCAGGTTGAGGCGGGAGCTGTTGCCACTGAGTTCGAGGTTGGTGGAGCTGCACCTGAGGTGCTCATCGACCAGATCGAAACACCTTCCCCTCGATTCCCTCTCAGGGATGCGACATTGACACTACTGGAGGCATAAGTGCAGGAGCACGGAGGCGCCGCCGCTGAAGCGGCAATCACCAGCTCCGAGCGCAGGTTTCTCCACGAGATCCTCGTTGACTGGAACCAGGATGGCGAATACGACCACGAGCTGACCAGCCTTGGTGACTTCGCCGATGAGATCAGTCTTGACCGCCAGCTTAGCGGTACCGCTCCGGCAGAGATCCTGCTGATCGAGGGTGCCGCTGCTGCGGAGATGAGCCTCGTCATGGGGGGCGAGTACAACAACATGCCCCTGACGGGCGTGTTCTCCCCGTACAACCCGCTGTCGCCGTTCTTCGGCAAGGACATGGTTGGCGCTGAGATCACCTACCGGATTGGGGTTGAGACCCCGGTCGGGGTGTTCTGGTACCCGCAGTTCGTCGGCAACATCCGGACGGTCACCCCGCACCGTGCCGACAACAGCGTTGAGATCACCGCGCTCGACCGAGTCGAGAAGCTGCGTCGGCCCATTCTGCTGCCGCCGTGGGCGGTCTCGGATATCCACGTCAACTTCGGGGAGCTGGACTCCCAGCTCTGCCGCTCTCATTGGGTCATCGACCACGCGCTTCGGCTGTGCGATGTCGGCCCGTCGCCTAAGCGTCCTCTCCTGCCTGAAGAGTTCGCGAACATGATCCCGCAGGAGCCCAAGCCTGGCGAGGGACTCGGGTTCTTCCTGACAGGGAATGGGTCCTACCTGCCCACGATCGGATGGCTGGACAACCCCTCGGCCATGACGTTCCCGGCCGATGGCACGCCCATGTACGAGCAGATCGGGCCGGTTCATCCGGACGCCCCGCCTGGGACTCCACGCCCGCTGGCGTTCTCTGGCCTGGGCACTCCTATTCGTGAGAGCGGTCCGTACGTCTCCCCTGCCAACTACCAGGGCGTCATCCGCTACTGGATGGAGACCCGGGACCTGGAGTATCCGGACGACGTAGACGGGTACACCAACCAGCGCCCGAACAGCTCGCACTACCTCGGGTTCACGATCAACACCAATGGCCCCGATGGTCAGCTCTACCGAACGGTGGATCTGCACCAGGTCATGGAGGTCCGACTCGGGCACTTCTTCTCCCTGTACCTGGAGGTTGAGGACGGAAGGATCCGTACTCGATTCCAGCAGGACCAGTTCGAGGATCTCGACCTGGTTGTCAGGACCGGCGCATGGCAGACACTGCCTACTGGTGTCGACCACATCGACATCTTCTGCGTGTGGGATCTCTACCCGGACCCCGAAGAGGGCTTCACCTGGCGGATGTCCATCAACGGTGTGGACACCGGCATTGTCCCCGCCGGTGCGTACGTCAACGCACACGAGGGCTTCTACGACCAGATCGGTGGCCGAATCACGATCGGCCAGGCCCTGTCCCTGAGCGATGTGTTCTACGGCGTTCGGGATGCTTGGGACCCGCTGTTCGAAACGGACCGGGTGTGGCGTACCCCAAAGTACCGTGCTGACTTGGACATCGGCAAGAACCGATTCACGAGCATGCCATCCACCGAGCCGCGAGAGGCTTGGGACATCATCACGGAAGTCGCAGCAGCCGAGATGGGGGCTGTGTTCTGGGATGAAGAGGGTGTGTTCAGGTTCTGGAATTTGGACACCATCCAGCAGAAGCAGGGCACGACGGTTCGCCGTCTGTCCCTGGATCACGCATCAGACCTGGTGATCACCAATAGCCTGGACTCGGTCCGGAATGTGTACACGATCGCCGCGAACAAGAAGCGTGCCGTCATTCATCGCACGGTGTTCGAGGCCGATGATGTGCAGCAGTTTTACGTGCCTGCACGCACGGTTCGGTACTTCAAGGTGTGGGCTGCGGATGGCATTCAGTCTCCGCTCCCGTTCAAGCTGACTCGGTACGTGTCCGAGGAGGGCAACCCGTTCGCCCCGTACTGGGACGACAACGTCGTTGGTGGGTACTGCGTCCAGTTCCTTGAGGACGATCAGTGGGCAGAGCGCCCGGAGTTCGTCAGCGGTGTGGACATCAACGCGTACTTCACCACGGACGGCGCGCTGATCATCCGGATCTGGAACGGGTACGAGCTTGACGCTCGCCTGGCCAGTGGACTGTCGAACGCCTCGGAGGACAACTCCAGCCCGGCATTCCGGCTGTCGGGGACTCAGATCATCGACGACGCCAACGACACGGTCTGGGCTCGGGACTACGACTCCATGGAGAAGTACGGCGCCCGCAACCTGGAGCTGTCGGGTGACTGGTATCAGGACTCCGTCGAGGGCTCTGCCCTAATCACCCAGCTTGTGCAGCGTACGTCTCGGCCGACGCCGACCACGGACGCCATTGAGATTGCCGGTGACCCGCGCTTGCAGCTCGGGGACACGATCGCCATCTACGACCCGCAGGGAATGGGCAACGACGTTCGCCTTCAGATCCTCGGGATCAACCGGACCTACAGCAGGGACGGCGGTCTTCGGGACACCCTGACGGTCGAGATGATCAACCCGGCTGGGCGTCCGCCGGTGGTGGATGCAGGCGACAACCTCAGCCTGGGTCTGGGTGAGCGCAGGACGCTTCAGGCCACGTACATGGACTACGGGGCTCCCAACGTTTCGGTTGGTTGGGAGATCCTCGACGGTCCTGACCGTATCGGAGAAACCGTAAGTGGCACGGAATTCGACTTCGTCGCGACAGCAGAAGGATCGTACGTACTCCAGTTCTCGCTCAGCTCGGACTACGGCTCAGCGGCGGACACCATCACCATCACGTCGAGCGTCTCGACGGGCGGCGGTGGCCTCCCGGCGGATCCGGCCGAGGCACTCCACATCGCCCGATCCGGTGGTAACTGGTACAACCTCGGCCTTGGTATGGAGGGCGGAGGAACCAACCACGTCGACCACCACTGGGACGAACTCCTCAATGGTTTCACTGATCCCAATCGGTTCTACCTCAACGACGTAGGCAACGTCATCTTCGAGGTCAACGTCGATGCTGGGCGTACCTCGGAGAACACGCAGTACCCACGATCTGAGCTTCGAGAGCTGAAGATCAATGGCTCCGATGATTCGACTGGGCACGCGTCGTGGGACGGTGGCACGGGTAACCACTACATGGAGTACCGGTTCCGTGTTCCGCACCTGACTGAAACCAAGCCCTGGGTTTGTGTCGGTCAGATTCACGATGCCAGCTCGGACCTGATCCGTGTTCTCACGGAGGTCAAGAGCGGGGTCCTCACCCTCAGCGTTCGGTACTCACCGCCTGGCGGTGGTACGGAGCAGAAGTACACGCTGATCGGCAACTACGATCCGATGGAGTTCCACACCATCCGGATCTGGTGCAACAACGGCAACCTGGGAATCGACCTCGACGGCGTCACCAAGTTGTCGGGGCTCGACGGTGACACGACCGGGTGCTACTTCAAGCTCGGCGCATACAGCCAGTCGAACACCAGCACCGAAGATGGGGACGCAAGCCAGTACTTCCAGGTCGAGATCGTCAAGGGCTCGTTCATCACCTGGCACTCGGGCTACCCGGACACGACCATGCCGGACTTCACCGGCGGCACGTCGGATGGCCCGTACCACCGGCTGTACCTGTCCAACGACACCGGTCCGTGGACTCCGGGGACTGCACTGTCCCTGTGGAACGTGGACGCTGCGGCTGCTCTCACGAATGTGAGGCACCTGGCTCCCATGCCGGAAGGTGTATCGACGGCTGTCACGGCAACCGAGACGGTAGCCACCAACCCCTACGAGGGGTTGATCAGGCAGTTCGTGTCGAACCCCGCAGAGGCCGATGGCACTCTGTCGGGCAAGATCCGAATGGCACTGGGTGGATACCAGTCGCACGCCAACGGTGGCATGCAGATTGCGGTCTGTGTGTGGGTGTCTCAGGGCAGTGCTGCTGCTGTGCGAGGTACCGGTTACTCGTTCATCGCGGTGGATCCCATCGGGACCGCTGCGGGAGGCTGGGAACTGGAGCTAGACATCTCGCAGACGGCAGTGCCTGGCGGAATCAACTTCCTTGCAGGCGACCGCCTGATCGTGGAAGTCGGATACCAGGCAACGAACACGGTAACTACTCCTCGGTCCTTCACCATGTACTGCGGTGGGGATGGGATTCGAGATCTGAAGCGCACTGACTCCGACATGAACCTTCCTCCGTGGATGGATTTCCAGACCACAGGCGGGAAGTTCGGAGCGCTCGTCTAACACGGCACGGTCGCTGCCCTTCGGGGCGGCGGCCTTTGCCTGCCTACAGGAGGCCGTATGCCTATCCCACACGTTCCGGTCAGGGGGCGTGTTCGTGCTTCGCACCAGAACCTTCTGATTGATCAGGTCAACCAGAACACCACGGACATCTCCAACCTCCAGGCTGGCGGCGTTCCCGCCGAGGAGGTTCAGCAGATGATCGATGCGTCAGTGACGACGCACGTCAACGACACAAGCCCGCACCCTGCGTATGACGACATCCCGTCACTGACGGTGCTCTTTGAGAACGGACTCGCCTAATGTCCCTTCAGTCCAACATCACTTCGCTCGCCACGCGCATTGCAACCGAGTTCAAGACCGTCAAGACGCTGATCTCGGGGAACAACCAGGGCGACCTGTCGGGCCTTGACACTACCAACAAGGCCAACATCGTTGCTGCGATCAACGAGGTCAACGCGATTGCCGAGGGTGCTGCTGGCGGCGGCGCCACCATCGATGACGTGACCGTCTCCACTGGGTCGGTCTACTCCTCGTCCCGGACTGAGGCTCGGATTGCCGAAGAGGTTGCTGAGCTGGTCGCCTCTGCGCCAGGCACGTTGGACACCCTGGACGAGCTGGCTGCTGCACTCGGAGACGACGCCAACTACGCAGCCACCACGACTACCGCACTGGGCAACCGCGTGCGGGTGGACACGGCTGCTCAGGGCCTCACCACCACGCAGCAGAGCAACGCCCGAACCAACATCGCGGCTGCTTCCACGACGGAGGTCTCCACTCTTCGTACGGACATGGGCGACCACAACGCTGACTTCGTCGCCACGTTCGTTGCGGGGCTGTCGGCATGAGTCTCGCAGGCAATGTGAATCTGCTGGCGGATCGTATTGCCGACGAGTTCAATGCGGTCCGCACGGAGATTGAAGCTAAGCAGGATGCTCCGAACATCGGGTACAACACCCTGTCGACAGGGTCTCTTGCGTATGACGCGGCTGTGTTTGATGGGGCAGACGTTGCCCTGACTGGGAATGTCACCCTGGACGTTCCTACTAATGGTGCCAATCACGAGGTGCACCAGCTCGTGTTCTACGCCTCGGGAGCGGACCGGATCCTAACGCTGCATGCGGACTTCGCAAGGCTGGAGGGTATCGCTCAGGCGATCACAGTCCCGAGCGGCAAGTACCTTCGAGTTGCAATCCGCAAGCTTCAGCCTGAGACGGGGATCTTCCCCACTGTGTGGGTTGTTGAAGCTGCTGGAGTGACGCAGTAATGGCGAACATCGTACTTGTTACCGCAAGCACGTCGTACAGCAACATGGACAACCGAATCAACTCGGCGCTTGTTGCTGCGGGCCACACCGTAATCCCTCTGGTCGACGATGACCCCGAGTACGCCGGGTCGTATGACGGCGTCGTAGTTGCTGACTCGTCTGCGGCAGCTACGTTCGCTGCCAAGTATGCGTCCGTTGCCAAGCCCGTGATCCTGATGGAGAACGGGCCTTGGGACGACTACGGGATGAGCGACACTGGCGGTACCACGGTATCCGATACTCAGTGGACCATGCAGGGAAGCCACCCGCTCACGGGCGGGCTGACTGGAAATCAGACCCTGTGGTCCAGTGCCCAGTCCATCAGCAGTGTCCTGAGTTCGGAGCTGGGTCCGGACGTAATCATCCCCGCTGTTTCGGGTTCGACCCCCACCAGGATTCCATACTTCGCGTATGACACCGGTGGGCAGATGTTCTCCGGAACGGCCCCTGCTCGTCGTGTAGCTATCCGTCTGCCGAACGCAGGAGGCACCGCAGCGACGGCTGCGTTGGAGACCCTGCTCGCAGCGGCTATCGACTGGGCGTTCGACACTGCGCCGGTTCTCGACACGGTGCGGTTCTACCTGGCCAACGAGGTCAGCCCCATCCAGAACGGGTGGACCACCACCGGGGATGTCGACGACACCACGGGGATCCAGACTCTGCTTCGCCTTTCAGGTGAGCCTGCTGGCCCTGCTACCTCGCACCAGGCATCGGAGAGCAGCGCCGACGCGCCGTACTGGGTATCTCAGCGAGCCTGGCTGTCGGCCCCCGCAACCGGGCCGGGTGTCATCCGGGACATTTATGACCTGACCGTTGCGTGGTTTGAGTCGAACTCTGAGGCGGACTTCGTCCCGTGGGTTCTGATCGCTGTCATGCAGGGAGATACGGGTACTTCCCGTGCCCTCCCGGTGAACATCGTGGTTAGCAGCTATGAAATCCCGGTGGTCGGCGGAAATGCTTCCAACATCTGGAAGCGGGGAACCACGAACGACATCCCGTTCCAAGCAGGTGACCGAATCCTGGTCCACCTGGGCTGGCGCTCCGACAACACCAGCACCACCGCCAGGACCAGCACGATTCACTACGGTGGAACTTCAGATCCTGATCTGGCGATCGGTGATACGGACTTCAGTCGGCCTTCCTGGATTGACCTTCAGGTCACTCCGGGCGTCACGTTCGAGGAGCCTACCCCTACAGACCCTCCGGGTTCTGTGTTCGACCTGTCTACCTGGAAGTGGCAGGGTCCCACTGAGGATCCCAATCAGCCTGGTGATCTCGTCGAGGTTGAGGGCGAAGCACTCACCACGTACGTGGATGAGCACTTCTACCTGAACGCCAGCAACGAGATGGTGATGATCGCGCCCGTTCAAGGTGTGACATCCAGCGGTTCGGGAGGTACTCGCTCCGAGCTTCGGGAGATGTTCAACGGGGTTGAGGCTGACTGGAGTCTGACCGATCCCGGGGTTCATCAGCTCACGGTCACCATGCGTCCGGATCCGACAAGGTCCACGGATCGACAAGAGATGATCGTTCTCCAGATCCACGCTGGAGCTAACCCGTCGATCTATTTGGCTGCTGAGTGGGAGTCCGGCGGTAATCCTGTGACGCCTCGGATCCGCGTGTTCAAGGACAACCTTGCCGGTGGGTCGTCCGGCGTCGGCAACTTGCCTGGGACCGATCCGACGCAGGAAGTCACGCTCCGAATCCGAGTGCAGAACTCCACGGTGGACATCTTCGGTACCACCGGTGGTCCGGAGAGCCTGCCCAGTACGCCTAACTTCTCGTACGGGGTGTCTGACTTCGCTGATCTTGAGGGCTGGTATTTCAAGGTCGGGGCATACAACAAGTCCGAGGTGCAAGACGGCGGCACTGGAGATGTCCGGAACTACATCAGTTTCGTTGAGCTGATCCAGCCTGATGGCAGCTTCGTCTTCGACACTACTCGCTTCTTCCTGAGTTACTGAGGGAGATGATGTTGCAAGGAGATCTAATGGCCGGTGAGGTCGACAAGCTTACCGACACGCTGACCAACCTCAGGGTTGACATCGCAACTCAGTTTGCAGAGCTGAAGACGATCCTCAGCGACGTTGCCAAGAGCAAGGAGGATCACGAGGTTCGTATCCGTGTTCTTGAGCAGGCCCGCTGGAAGTTCGCGGGCGGAGTTGCAGTGCTGAGCCTGTTCGGCGGCGCACTTTCTAGTTGGATTGTGAAGGTGATTACTGGTGGCTGAGTACAGCTACAACGGCTGGCTTGCCAGTAAGAATGCCGCAGACTTCGGCGGCCTTGAGAAGCTCGTGGTTGCCGGGGAGAGCTTTGCCCCCGGGGTTCGAGCTGGAGATGTGCACACGGTTCTGGAGTACGTGGCGACTCAGCTCCACCTGCGGGTGGAGCCCGTGGTCCGTGATGACTGGCACCAGGCCGACGACTGGGGATACAGCTACAGGCGGAACAGGAACGCCAACAACCTGAGCTGCCACAGTTCCGGGACTGCATTCGACTACAACGCTACTCGCCACCCGAACGGGAAGGCGAACACGTTCTCCTACATCCAGGTCAAGGAGATCCGCAAGATCCTGGTTGAGGTGGACAACGTCGTGAAGTGGGGAGGTGACTTCAGCGGCACCAAGGATGAGATGCACTTTGAGATCTGCAAGGATCAAGCCGCCGTTGCCAGGGTGGCTGCCCGTCTTCGTGGCGATAGCAGCAGTGCTCCTCCCACTTCTGCTGTTCTGAAGGTGGGCTCTCGTGGCCCGGAGGTTGAGCGCCTCCAGTTGTTCCTGAACAGGGTCTACCCCTCGTACTCCAATCTCGTTGTGGATGGGGACTTCGGTCCCGCCACCGAGAAGGTCGTCAAGGAGTTCCAGCGCCGCTCTGGACTCGCTGCGGATGGAGTTGTCGGCCCGGCTACTCGGGCCAAGCTGGGGATCTAATGGCCAGCGTTCAGGAAATCGTAGACCGCCTGGCTAAGGAGGACCCGTTGTACGGGATCTTCCGGCCAGGTCTGGGTGTTCAAGACACCCACACGTTTGATGCAGTTCAAGATGAAGGAGAGCCTGTGAAGAAGTACCTTCCCAACCGGAAGGTCGTGAGCGGCATCGTTGCTGGTGCTGTTGCGGCTGTCTCCGTCAAGCTGTTCGGCTCGGAGCTGGACCCGGAGCTTGCCTCCGCTGTCACCCTGCTCGTCGTGTCCGGCATCAGCTACCTGGTTCCGCTGCCTGAGGCTAGCGAGTGACCTGACGTACCTGCCCCCTGCCCCTCGTGGGTGGGGGGCCTTTCGTCGTCTAGGGCCGGTGTAGCTCAGTGGTAGAGCCCCCGAGCAGCTACCGGACGGGGCCGCGCAGGGGCTTGCAGACCGCCGAAGCGGTTGCTGTTGGACCTTGATCCAACCCCCTCCAGGGGGTATATTCCCTGGTCAGAGCCGATGGTCGGGATCGAACCGACGACCTACCGCTTACAAGGCGGTACACACCGGTTGGCTCTGTGACCTGGGGAAACAGTGCCATGACGAGCCTCTCAGTGGGCGAAGCGGTTGCTGACTGGAAGATCCACTTGCAGGCAGAGAACAAGTCCCCGAGGACGATCAAGATCTACACCGAGGCAGCCAGCAAGCTGCCCAAGGTGGATGCCTCTGCTCGGGACCTGAAGAAGATCCTCGCCGAGCTGTCGGCACGTGTGAGTGCCTCGTACGTCAGCCAGCACTACCGATCCTGGCAGCAGTTCTACAAGTGGCTCAAGGAAGAGGAGATCATTGACTCCAACCCCTTCGACAAGCTGAAGCCACCGAAGGTGCCGCAGGTGCCAGTGCCCGTCCTCCCGGACGAGGATCTGAAGAAGTTGCTGGCTGCCTGCTCAGCAAGGACCTTCGAAGCGAAGAGAGATCAGGCGATCGTCCGGATGTTCATCGACACCGGATTCAGGGCCTCGGAGTTGCTCGGGCTGAAGCCCGAAGACGTGGATATGAGGACCTTGTCCGTCCTGGTGATGGGGAAGAATCGGCGCCCAAGGATCGTTCCGATCGGAGCGAAGACAGCGGAGGCCGTGAGACGGTACCTGCGGGAGCGAAAGACTCATCCGTGGTCAGGACTGCCGGACCTATGGCTAACGCGCTACGGCAGGCTCACAACGTCAGGATTGGCCCAGATGCTGGAGCGCCGGGGAAAGCAGGCAGGTCTTGGCAGGATCCATCCGCACCAGCTCCGCCACACGGCCGCCCATCGGTGGCTGGCCGACGGCAACGGAGAGACCGACCTGATGCGCCTGATGGGTTGGGAGTCTCGGGAGATGCTGAACAGGTACGCCGCTAGCGCGGCAGACGAGAGAGCACAAGCAGCGCACCGAAAGGCAGCGCTGGGAGACAGGCTCTAGAAACGCAAAAAAGACCCCCCGACCCTGGGATTTCTCCCAAGGCCGAGGGGCCGGTAGTCTCTCCGTGGTCACCGGGGCCAGTATGGTTGGTCCCGGTGGCCGCTCATCCCACCTTCTGCAGTGGCTCGCATCCGTGGATCTCGATGGTGTCGGCTTCCTTGGTCACAGTGATGAGGACCTGGTCGCCCTTGTTCCCTGTCTTCCAGTCGATCACTCCACCGTCAGCCCTCTTGGTGCTGATCGAGCACAGCTCGAAGATGCCTGCCTGCGCTCCAGCAGACTTGTACCGTCCGGGTGCAACCTCGTCCCCGACGATGTACTGCCCGTCCGGGATGCCCTGAGAGAAGTCAGGACCCTGAGCCTCGACGACCGCAGGTGCCTGCTGCTGCGACTGTGCGGCAGGAGCTGACGGCGAAGAGGGCAGTGACGCTGTCGTAGCGGGCTGAGGGGCGCTGCCATTGGTGGCGTTCCCGATGGCGCCCAGAACGATCAGGCCACCGACGATCCCGCCGAACACCTTCAGCCCCGTGCGCTTCTTCTTCGGGGGCTCAGGAGGAGGGCCGTACGCCGTGGGAGGCGGCGTGTAGTGGGGAGGAGGGGGAGGAGGAGCCTGCCGGTAGTGGTGCTGGCCGCCTTGCGGGCGCTCGTAGTGCTGGTTCAACTTGATCCTCTTCTGTTGGGGAGCCGGACGTTCATTCGTCCGGGCCGCAGGTGTTGTTACGTGGCCCCGCATCGTTGGCCCAGAGGCCCCGCCTGTGTGGGCGGTCTCTGGACTTCGGAGGCGCAGGGAAGGCGGTAGTGCTCTGGCCAGGGCACCCAACCGGGCGGCCCGTGGCTAGTGCGTGGTACCAGCGGTTCCTGTTGCCGTCGTACGCGACGCCTCGGGGGCAGTGCTGGCACGTGTAGACCTGCACCACCCCCGACCGCGACTGCTGCATCGCCAGGATCAGCTCCTTGGCGTGCTCTTCGTCATCTGCGGTGCCCGACACGACAGAGCCGTCCGGCAACCGAGCTTCGTAGTAGGCCCCCGATCCCTGATCAGTCACGCAGGCAGAGTACCCCGAACTACGACATAGGCCCACACCGATCAGCGTAGATCGAGTGTTGGTCATCTACGGACCGTGACGGTAGGCACAGGCCACAGGGTGTAGGACATGGCCCCCTACCAGCGCTTATGGTCAGCACATGGCACGTCCGCGCTTGGTGACTACGGGTGAACTGGCCGATGCCCTGGGTCTCCACATGCGGACGATCCAGCGGTACCGGGCAGATGGGTTGATCACGCCCACGATCGTGACCCAGGGAGGTCACGCCCGGTGGGACATCGACCAGGTGATCGAACAGCTACGCGAGAAGCGTCAGCAGCCTGAGTAGCCCGTAGACGGCGTACCCGATCCCGATCCCTACCGAGGCAGGCAGCACTACCGGCAGAGCCAGCAGCGTCCAGATGACGACCAGCGGGAGATCCCGCAGCCAGCCTGCACGGCGGCGTCGGTTGAACAGGGCGCCCCACCGGACGCCGGTCCACATCAGCCAGCGCTTGACGAACGACACGCCCTGTTCACGCAGGACCCGGCGGAAGATGCCGTCCACGTCCCGTGCCGACACGAGCCCCGCTCGAAGCGCGCGCTCGATCAGCCAGTCATGCAGCACTGCTGCCAGGGTCCAAGCCCCTGTGCTCGGGATGAGCCACAGCAAGAACTGCGGGACGGTAGCGAAGTCAGTCATGAACCCACTGGGAACCAGGAAGTTCTGGCTCCTACCCGAGTACCTCAGGTCGTTGATCGTGGCCCAGCGCTTGTCGTCCACGCGCCGGACATCGAAGTGATCAGACCCGAACGTCATCCTCGACCTTCACCTCCACCACGAACACAGCGTTGGGGTACTCCTCGACCAGCCCAGGGATGTTCTGGAACTCGGTCTTGCCGGGGAGGAAGTGCGGCACATCGATGTACCACTGAAGCTCGGACTCCTGACGAATGGTCCCGAGGCGTTCGTACGCCTTGCGCTCCATCTCCTGGAGGACATAGAACGGTTCGTTCACCCACGTCAGCTCCAGGGCTGTTACAACCAGCCTGATGGACTTATTCACTCGGTCTCCTCTTCTGGCGGCAGCGCCGCCTTCACGATGTTGAGCACGTTGGGGTAGGTGGTGCGGACCGGCTTGCCGACGCGCACGCCGTCCTTGTAGGAGTACGAGTCCCACCGGGTGAAACCCCGGCCATTGGTCAGTTCCTTCACGCCCACCTTGTATGCGGTCGCCGGTTCCCAGACTGGTTCCCGGTAGGTGCCCACGTTCTTGCGAGTGGGGATCGCCTCGATCTTCTCGACGACAGCGAACTTCTGCACCGGGCTACGACCGGAGACCGTGGCATAGACCACGAAGTCGCCGACCTTGATCTCGTTACCGAGGAAGTCAGTGAAGATCATGACATCAGCTCGTAGACGGCCAGGGCCTTGTCCTCACCGACCAGCTCGACGAGCTTGGTGTACTTCTCGTTGGGTCCGGACTCGACCTCCATCTCCCAATGTCCCCGAGGGAAGATGATGTCGTCCCTGGACGGACCGTCCTCCCAGTGCAGCGGGTTGAAATACTCCAGCGTGATCGACGGATCCGGGATCTTCGGAGTCAGCACGACCCGCTTGATCTCATGGTGCTTCGGCAGTTCTTCCAAGAAACTCCTCCTCAAGTTCCTGTATCAGTTGTTGTTCCTCTTCGGGTGTGAGACAAGAGGGCCACACACAGGGCACATCGCAGTCATGCGGTAGCACGATGCATTCCCTGTGGCAGCCGCACTCATCTCGCTTGTCAGCCGCCAAACTGCAACTCACCCTCCGGCCAGACGACACGGACAATGCCGCTGGCTTCAATCAGTTTCAGACACCCGTCGCACGGGTTGGTGGTTATGTAGAGGGTGGCTCCGATGAGGTCTTCTCGATCGCAGTGCAATAGAGCGTTTCCCTCGGCATGGATGGCGACGCAAACGCCTGGGCCAGTGTCGTAGCTAGAGCCCGGAGGGACTTGTGCCATTCGGCGAGGGCACGAGATGCAGCCTGGCTTCCCGGCTGGAGCCCCGTTGTATCCAGTTCCACGTACTCTCCTGTCCTTTACAACCACAGCGCCGACGCGGCGCCGCACGCAATCAGCGCGTGCAGCAACCGCATCAGCAATACCGAGGAAGTACCGGTCCCAATCAGGTCGATACATCAGCCTCGACCTGCGGGAGTTCCCCGATAGGCTTTCCGTTCATGTCCAGCGGACGGGGATCACCAGGCCGGTAGTTCCTGATCCACGACTCCTGCTTGATGAACGCGATCAGGAACAGAGCAGCTACGCCCAGGATCAGGATCAACAGGACTGTGGTCAGGATGGACATGATCGCGATAGCGCTCACTTCACCTCCGCCTAACTGTGTTGGGATACTTGTCCTTGGTCGCCTGGTGGAACCGAGGTCGACCCCGGGAATCCCTGCACTCCGGCACGGAGAACTCCGCACCAGTGATGATCTCCTTGATGTGGTGCTCGACCCCGTGTTCACACGGACTCACGACCCTGAGAGTGACGAGCGAATCACTTGCGGCCATTGCGCCCCCTGAAGGCAGCGACGAAGAACGCTAGGCCCAGGATGGCAACAATCTGTGCGACCTCGATGACCACTTCTCCGGCCGAGATCATGGCGCCACCACGAAGTCGAGGATGCTCTTGAGACCAACGAACTCCCGGCGAGGTGAGCCGGACTCGTAGTCGAAGTACCTCAGGGTGACAACGTCACCGACCAAGTACTCGGCCTTGTTGCGCTCATTGACAGCCTTGTAGGTGAGCTGGATGTCGTTGTCGTAAGCCCAGTCGACAACCTTGTCGAAGGCGACTCGGCTCTCCTCGTCGTCAAGGCCGAAGAGCGTGGCGTATGTAAGCGGCTTCACTCGACCACCCGACCAGTAACCTCGAACTCCGCATCGTCGTCTAGAATGAACATCTCCTGCGGATACTCCCGCGCATTCTCAATGTCCGTTCGAAGCATGTCCTCGACATCGCCCGGGATTGGGTAGTGCTGAGGGTCAGGCTCGTATTCGATCCGGAACTTTCCCTCGATGATGAACTTCACACGATCACCTTCTTGATGCCGTAGTCACGGCGGATCTCGTCCACGTTCTTCGGGCTGAGGTGGCTCTCGTCCTGCGGCGGGTCGTAGAGCCCGTCCTCGCGCAGCACCCAGACATCCCCGTCGTCATCGATGACCTCAGACGGCTGCTCGCCCTTCCGGACGAACTCAGTGAGGATGAACTCAGCGATCTTCGGCAGCGGGTTGGATCCGTCCCGCACAGCAGGCGTGATGTGATGCTCGATCTCGGCCACCAGCTTCATCACCGGGTCCTCGACCAGAGGCACCGGCGGGATAAACACCACGATGTACACGGACGTGGTGCCCCAGGCGACAGGCTGTCCGTCCTCTGCCTTGATCCAGGTACCGTCCGCCCGCCGGACTCGGACGAACTCGCCGACGACATTGCTGTTGCCCGGCTTGGCCACGCGGACCACCGAGCCAATGGGCAGCTCCTGAACCTCGTTGGTTCCGAGCACTTCGCCCTCAACGTACTTAGACATGCTTCCTCTCAAATCACAACGGTTCCGAGGAGGCGCTCCTTGTCCTCCTCCTTGACGTACAAAGAACCCCACGACCGGAGACCAACCTCGGGCTCGGTCCCAATCCAGACCTTGCCCATGTCCTCGGCCAAGTACTTCGCAATCTCCAGTGCGCCCCACTCAGCCTTCTGTGCAGGCAGAGAAGCGAGAACCTCGTCATGAATGGGCAGCCGGATGTACGGCGTGAACCCAGCCTCATGCAGCTTGAGGATCCCCCGGCAGGTGACATCACGAGAGCTTGACTGAATCATGTAGTTCAGGGCCGAATAGGGACGGTCGCGATCGACCGGGAGTATCCGTCCATTGGCAGTCGTGATGTAGCCCTGCTCGCGCGCAACCTGTTGCAGGTGCTGCGAGTACGCCTTGACCATCGGGTACGTGGACTCGAAGCCCTTGATTACCTTCTTGGCCACCTCAACCGGAATGCCACACTGCTCGGCGATGTTGCCAGCGCCGGAGCCGTAGACATAGGCGAAGTTCGTGGTCTTGCCAACCTTGCGGCTCACGCCCGCAGAGTCAGCGGTCATCTGGTGCAGGTCCGCGTTCTTGGCGAACGCTGCTGTCATGGTTGGGTCGCCGCTCAATGCGGCTAACACACGCAACTCCTGCGCCATGTAGTCGACCGAGCCGATCAGGTGCCCCTCGTCCGCGAGGAAGCACCGGCGGATCATCCAGTCGCTAGACGGGAGCGTCTGTGCCGGAATACCGGTGATGGACATGCGCCCCGTGCGTGCCTGCAACGTGTTGATCGATGCGTGGCACCGGTCGTTCTCATCCCGAGTTGACAGGAAGGTGTCAACCCAGGTGGTCCTCCACTTCCCTGCCTTCTTCGCCTCCTTGACTGCGATAGCCAGCGGGTTCTCTGCTTCGATCAGAGGTTCCAGGATCTTCTTGTCGACCTTGAACTTGCCATTGGCCGTGCGTTCCCTGAGCTTGACGCCCATGGACAGCAGGCCCTGTGCAACCTGGTCGATGGAGTTGACGTTCTCGACTCCGTAATCAAGAGCCACCTCGGACCAGCGTTCCTGGTCAGCCAAGAGCTGAGCAGACAGCTTCTCCGAGTACTCAACGTCCAAGAGGAATCCCGTGCGGGACATGTACGAGCAGACTTCAGCAACCTTGTGTTCGTACTTGATCAGGTGCTTGGAAGCCTTCGGGATCTTGCGGAGCTGCTTGTCGAGCAGCCGCGCTGCGAGGATCGCATCCATCCCGGCGTACAGCGTGAAGTCCGGGTGGAACAGATCGATCTTCTCGAAGATCTTCTCCTTGGTGGTCCGGTGCTCCCGGGCCAACCGGCCCATCAGGCCCTTGACGTTCTCTGCCAGTTCCTTTGAGATGTAAAACTTGGTCAGGTCCTCAAGGGATGCACCGATCCCGCCCTTCTCGGCGGGCCGGGGGTCAATGATCTTCGCGAGCAACTGGGTGTCAGTGACCTTCGGCCACATTTCCTCCAGCTTCACACCAAACACCCGGTCAAATACCTGAAGGTCCCACGGTGCGTTCTGCAGGACCCACTTGTCGACCACCCGCAGAGCCTTGATGGCGTCGGCCAGGATCTGCCCACCTATCTCCACGGGAAGTACCCACGCTTCACGCGTGTTGCCGAACTGAATCAGCCTGACCCGGAAGGACGGGGCATACATGTTCAGCCCCGTGCCCTCCGTGTCCACAGCCAGGCGGCGAAGGTTCGCCCGCACGAAGTCACGGAAGCCTTCGAGGTCTTCCTCCCGCTCAACGACGTTGATGCGGACTTGCTCTCCAGCTACCACGTAGCGGTGTTCCTTCACCGCACCTCCTTTGCCCTAAGTCAGGTTAGTTTCCAAGCTTTTCCTCAATGGCATCCAGCTTGTCAAGAAGCTGTGTATCTCGGACGTGGTCGGTGGAACCGTTGGCGATCTGGTCCATCACCAGCTTCCGCTCTTCCAGCAGTTGCTTATTCGACTTGTCGTCGATGTCCGAGCTGAACCAAGAGTGCTTACCCATTAGTCACCCCCAATCGGGGGTGCTGTATCCTGCTCATGCGAGTACTGGTCCAATCAGTGTTCGCACGGGTGGGGCTGTCCGGCACGCCAATGACGACAGCCCCGCCCACCTACTTACGTTGCGGCCTCGTGGCCGAGCTGCGAGCGGACGATGCCCGCGTGGGTCACCACGGAGACGGTTCGCTTCACACCCTTACGGCCGACGCGCGTGCGCTCGGTCGGTCGGATGTCGAGGTTCTCGCGAAGCTCGTTGGCCCGCTTCCAGTAGCAGGTGTCCAGCACACCGGCGGCCTCGGCCGCCTCCTCGTCCGTCAGGCCGTTCGAGCCTGCCACGATGAACGCCGCCAGCAGGCGGTCACGGACGGTCGGAGCAGACTTCCTGGCCTTGCGGTGTCCCTCTCGGGACGTGTCCTTGAGGCTCACTTCCTCACCGCCGCGATGGCGCCAGCCAGGAACAGGATCCAGAACAAGACGTAGAACCCCAGCTCGATGAAGACCGGGATCAGGATTTGGTACCAAGCCAGCTCCACCTTCCCCAGGTAGTCGAGCAGGACGAGAACCAGTGTCAGTAGAAGTCCGAGTGTCATAGTTACCTCTCTGCCGTGCGAATCTGAATGACGTTGGAGACCTGCGGTGTGATCACCATGCCGGTGCCGCCGTGCACCTCCAGGTACACGTCGCCGTGGTATCGCTTGATCTGAACGTCGAAGTACTCCTGGAACTTGTCTCCGAGTACGAAGTTGATCCGGGTCTCTCGACCGAGTCGAATGGGAACCTCGTCGTATGGATCGATGAACGTGTCCGAGTCCGGACCACCGTTCCCGATACGGGCCTCATCAGCCCGTCGCTTCTCCGTCTCCAGCTTGTTTCGAAGGTTGCGCAGTTCCTCTTGTGCCCACTTGGGCAGCTTCGGTTCCCGGGGGTCAGGCATATGGCTCCTCCGGGATGTCCTGCACCGAGCTGGGAGCCAGGCGCCGAAGGTGACGCAGCACCTGCTCTGCGAACTCCAGGATCTGCTCGTCGGCAGCCTCGCTGTATCGCTTCTGGATGACATCGCGCCAGGCGCGAAGGTTGCCGGTGACCACCATCTTGACCTCGGTTGCATTCGGCAGCACTTCACGTGCGGCCTCCAGCGCCTTCTTCCGAGGCAGGCCCACCTGCTCCAGCGTGTTGGCCAGTCGCTTGTACGCAGCGACCGACTCCTGCCAGGCGTTCTCGTACTCCTCCCTGACCGTAAGCTCCTCCTCGTCGCCGAGGATCTGGTGATGCGCGAAGTCCTCAATCGTCGGGTGGTACGTCAGGTCGTTGGCTCCCACTCGTACGTACCGCTGTGAGATCACCGAGAAGCTGATGAATCGGTGGCGCTCAAGCTCGGTCAGCAAGGACCGGCTGACGCCCTCCACATAGAAGGTCACAGATGCGTGCTCAAGCACGCTGTAGTGGCCCTGGTTGAGGATGTTCTCCAGGTATCCCTTGTTCTCTGCCGTCTTGGGATTCGGACGGTTCCAGCTCTGATAGCACATTCGCCCCGCGAACTCCGGGAGCAGATCCATCTGCGTTGCCGGGTCGCCGGGCTGAAGCGTGTAGTCGGTGGCGGCTCGCGCCGCGTCGAAGTTGAACTGGGTTGTAGCCACTGGCACAACCAGCAATGGGTTCTCCTCTCCCCAAAGGGAGCGGGGCCGAAGCCCCGCCCCAAGTAAGGTCCTACTTCAGCAGTAGATCAGCCGTTGTCCCACTTGCGGTCGCAGACGCCCTTCGAGCAGTCGAACGCGTGCCACGCCTTGCCCTGGTTCTTGCCGGACTTGGTGACGCCGGTCTTGTAGTCCATCTCGCCGTGCTCGCAGAACTCCTTCTTCCCGTCCGGGTGCTCCTTGGCAGCCTGCGGGGCGCGGTTGTAGTTGCCACCGCCTCCACCGCCGTTGCCGCCACCGCCCGAGCGAGCAGGCTTCTCACCGGCGATCTCCTGGGCCAGCTTGTAGTGACCCTTCGCGATCGTGGTGGACTCCTTGATCAGCTCCTTCAGGTCGTCGTCGAGCAGGTCACGCAGACCCGCCGCATTCGGCGCCCGGAGGACGATCCACGGGGAGTAGTACGCGCCGTCACCCTTGAAGGTGAGGCTCACGCCGAAGCCGTCGTAGGCAGGGGCGTCGTTCTCGTCGGTGTCGAAAGCGTCGGTCACGGTCTCGTCAGTCTCCTCAGTGTCGAACGGAACGTCGTCGGTGTCGGGGGTGTAGTCGTCGGCGAATGGATCCTTAGCCATTCAGGATGTCCTTCAGGAAGTCGATGTTTGCCTCGTGGACCAGCACGGCCTTGCCGTCCTGAATCTCGATGACGACCTGGTTGAACGTGAAATCCTCCCGGCCGAGGGTGACAACCACTCGGTTCTCCAGGGCGGACACAATCACGTGATCGATGGCGCCCTCGTCCTTGGTGAGCTGCCGGGCGATCACGTCGGTGTTCGGGAACAGGGACTCGAATACAGCCTGCGTCAGGTCGTTACTCACTATTCTCTCCTCTACTTGATGGGGCACGCGCCGTTGGAGCAGTTCTCATCCACGCCATCGGCGACGGATGCCTGCTGCCACAGCTCGTACAACTTGTAGTCCGCCTCAGAGATCCGCTCGTAAGGCGACTGCGGACGGGACTTCTCCGGGAACACTGTGGCCCCCTTGATGTCCGGACCAAAGTGCAGGATTGCCTTCTCCAGGTCCGCATTCGTGTAACGGTCTGGATCGAGGTTGACCGTGTAGCTCACGGCGTTGTCGGCCCAGTGCGTCTGGTACATCCGCTGGAACTTGAGCATGTCCTCCAGCGTTAGATCAGAGGCACCCTGAACAATCTCGTTGGCATCTCCCAGCTCCCCTCGAAGGTTCTCAACCTGAGCAAGCAGGCTGTCCTTGGTGGGCAGGGAAACCACCGTGGTGTTCGCCGCGTACTGACACGGCTCGACCCCGTATCCCTTGCGCCGGTACTCCTCGACAGTTGCAACCTCAGCAGGGTTGTTGTCGGAGAACCGAATGCGCCGGATGAAGTACTTGCCGAAGATCGGGTGGATACCCTCACTTACGCCCGGCATCTTGGCGATGGTGCCCGTGGGCGCCACCGTCCTGGTCTTCACCGGAACCGGCACGCGGAGATCGTGTGCATAGTTCGAGCTTTCCAGGCTCACCTCAGTGGCGAGCTGCTCCAGCAGCAGGGCGAAGCCCCAGTCCTCGGGAGCCTCGCTGTACTTGACCCCAGTCAGCGCAAGGAACGAAGCCACGCCAAGGTGACCCACCCCAATGCGCCGGTTGCGAGCCAGCACCTCTGCCTGCTTCTCGTCCCGGACATCACCATAGGTTGCCCGCATGAGGAACCGAGTGATGAGCTGGTGGGCCAGCCTCATGTCCTCGTAGTCAACCTGGCCGGTCTCCTTGTCGACGAATGCCGCCAAGTTGACGTGGCCCAAGTTGCAGTTCTCCCAGGGCTCCAGCGCGATCTCACCGCACGGATTGGTGGCAATCACCCGGTTCGGCTCACCGTCATTCGACAGCGAGCTGTTCCAGAATCCCGGCTCCCCATTCTCCAGCATGCCCTCGGCAATCGCCTTAAGCACGCAGGCAGCATGGTTGGCCGCAATCCTGTAGATGGGCTCATCAGACTTCCAGACGTATACGTCCTCGAAGGCGTCGGCCGCCTCGAAGAACTCGTCATCCACCTCTACCGAGATGTTGGTAGTCCAATTCTTCGACGGGTCCTGCTTGCTCTGGATGAACTCGAAGATCTGCCGGTCCTTCCAGTGCATGATGGCCATGCGTGCAGACCGCCGGTTGCCTCCGGCCACCACCGCCGAAGCGATAGCGTGGTCGATCTCCATCGCGCCCAGGCCGTCAAGCTTCTGCCCGAGGCGCAGGTTCATGACCCCGGCGACGCTGTGCAGCATCTCGGCCAGCGGCAGCGGGCCGGACGCGTGACCGCCGGAGGTCTGGAGTCGAGCACCCTTCCAGCGCACCCTGCTCACGTCGAAGACGCGGCGCTGGTTCAGAGCAGGCCGGTAGTAGGTCTGCATCAGGTCGACCAGGGCAGCAGCCCAGCCCTCCCTGGTGTCCTCCACCTGGAACGCACCCGCCCAGTTGGACGTGTACTCAGTGGAGATCAGCCCGGCTTCCCTCAGTGCCTCATAGTCCGGGTGCGAAGGGTCGCACACGATGTGCACCTGGTAGCCAACGCCAGGATCGTCCCAGCCATTGCCACCGAATCCCCGGATACTGTCGTACCACATGAGATGGTGGTTCGAATAGTTCGTACCAACGCCGCCGCCTTCGGCCAGGCGCAGGAATGTGAACGTGAAGTGGTCCGTGATGTCCTCGGGATTCCAACCCGCGACGTGGCAGTTGAACAAATACTGCCGTCCCTTGATCCCCGACATCCACAAGTGCCGACCAGCGGGCAGGATCTTGAACTCCGTCATCAGACGGATCAGATCCTCACGCTCGTTCGGTCGCAGATGATCCGGGCGAAGGGCGAGGTTGCCATCGACAACCCGCTCTACCGTCTCGGGCCAGGTTTCCGAGGAACCGTCCGGCTTGGTGCGAGAGTACGTCCGCTTGTAGACGACCTCACCGGTTGGCCCCCAGGGAACCTCAGTCACGCAATCTCCTTCCGGTTGTAGATTCCGCAGTACGCTTCGAGATCCTCGTCAGACCAGTTCTTCAGAACCGGCTGAGGAACTCCCGGGTACGCTTCCGGCACGAGCTGTGCCACGTACCGCTCTTCGAGATCGAACACAGAGTTCATTCGAACTTCACTCCTTCCTCGGAACTGCCGACAGCAGCCCACTCCTCGACCTCGATGTCCGACATCTCGTCGAACGTGTTCATCACGCGAGGTGTGACAATCTGACCGCCGAACTCGTCGAACTCCTGCGACGCTTCCGGGTGTCGGTCAATGCACTGGCCGTAGTTCCTCATCGCACCTGCGTCCCTGTCTGCTCGGCCGTGTAGTACTCGGCCTGCGTGTTCGACATGACTCGCCGGGTGCCGGGTCCCTCGGTGTAGTTCAGGACCCGAGAGGTGTGAACTCGGTTCATCTCCTTCGTCAGGGAATCCACAGCTCGGGTGAGCTGCATCCTGTCCGCTCCCGACTGGAGCTTCTCGCCCTGAATGAACACACGGGCGATCAGATCGGCATACCCTGCGTTCCTCTGCTGCACCTTGGCGAATGCCTCGGTGATGTCCACCCACTCGGAGAACGTCAGCTTGTCCGGCCGATCACCGGAGAACACGAGAATGTCAGCGTCGAGAAGACGACGAACGTAGTCCGTGCTGTAGAGATAGTTGCCGGAGAACAGCTCGTAGTCATCCCGGTAGCGCGCCGCAACGCGGTGCCCATACAGGGTCAGGGTGGACACCCGATTGGGGCGCTCCATCTGAGACAGGACATCGATGGACTTCGGAGCCTCGATGAGCAGAGCCCAGATCTCCTGCTCGGCATCCTCCTCGTCGATCGTGCCCGGCCACTGCCGAGCGGTGGTCTTTGCTGCTGTCACCACATCGGGCTTGAGCAGTTCGTATGTAGTGCTGTCCATAGTCCTCTCGCTACGACCGGGGCCGGTCTAACCCGGCCCCAAGTCAGGTTCAAAGGCGAAAAGTAACGCCGTCCACGGTGAATCGACTGTTGATGATCGGGATCGTCGTCGGCTGGACGTACGATCCGTCGACCGTCAGCAGAACGAAACCCTGCTGCCAGTTTGCGGAGCCACCCTTGAGGTACTGGGCAGCCCGCATGTTCATGAGGTTGCCGACCTCCACGCCCCACAGCGTCTTGACGCGGCCGTCATACCCGAAGGACTTCGGCTGTGCCCCGAGGCGGTGAGTGTGTCCCATGATGACGCTCTTGCCGAACTTCTGGGCTGCGCCGAGCGCGGTCTTGCCCGCCTCCTGCGTCAGCCTGATTCCGCCACGGTGGCCATGCGTCATGGTCCAGCCGGGGGCGAAGTCGTAGAAGTCAGGTGCCCACTCGATTCCATACCCAGCGAAGTCGAGCATGTTGTCGATGTGGAACGCCTTGGTACCTGAGAGCGCCGGAGCGTACTGCTCCAGGTGAACCCGAGGCCGCTCATCGTGGTTGCCCTCGATGAACTTGAACGGCCCCTCATACACCGCACGGATGGGGTCGAGGATCCTCTTCTTGATGTACTCGGCATCCTCGAAGATGTTGCCCTCGAACTCGGCAGCAGACCCCTTGCTCCACCGTGATGGCTTGGGGAAGTCAGCCAGGTCACCGATCTGCACCAGCTCATCGGGCTGGTACTCCCCGAGGAACCGAATGACAGCGGCGACTGCTCGCCTATCCTCAAGCGGTGCCTGAATGTCAGGCAGAATCAATACACGCTTGCTCATATCACCTTCACAGATTCGGCTTGAGAGCCTGGCGAACACGCCGCAGGCGGATGTGCAGCATCGCTGCGTACACCGCCAGGTCCTGCACCTCCTCCTCGGCCCACTCCAGCAGCTCATCGATGGCCATGGCCTCGAACTTCTGGTGAGTGCCCTCGCTGTACTGCTCGTCGCCCACTCCCTTGACGCGCGTGGTGCACGCCACGATGAAGTCAGAGACGTAGTCGGCGAGCTGCTCCGAGGTCATGCCGTGGATCGGAGTGTCGGGCATCGGGTAGCCCTCCTCCTGGTCCTCCTCGTCCCCGTCCTCGTCGTCCTCGTCATCGAGGTCATCAAGCATGGAGGGGAACAGCGCCTGGATGGTGCCGACATCATCGACCCTGACGAAGTACAGGTCGTGGTTGCCGTCGTATCCGACGACCTCGCCGAGCGCATCGGCGTAGAGTCCGGCCGTGATCAGCACGGTGTCACCCTTGCTGTAGTCCGGGCCGTCCTCTGCAGTCATTGCGTACAATCAATTGATCCTCTCTCGAAGGGCCTTCGGCCCGTTCTTCTTGACGAACGAGTTCACGTCCTCGCCGTGAGGCATCGGGACCACAACACCATTGGCGCCGAGATCCTTCATGAGTACCGTGGCGAGTTGTCGTCCGGCATCATCCCCATCCGCCAGGATGTACACCTTCTCGTACCCAAGGAATGGCTCGCGGAACGCGCGCTTCCAGAGCTGAATACCGGGAATGCCAACCGCAGGGATGCCACACGCCTGCGCCGTGATGGCGTCAAGCTCACCCTCGCAGATTGCGATGATGTCGTCTGACTCCACCAAAGCCTTGGTGTTGAACATCCTCGGGCGGTCGCCCGCTACGGTGTTGTACTTGCCGTGGAACTCATGCTCACACCCCTCGACCAAGCAACGGAATCGGATGCTCGCAACGAACAGCTCGTCATCCGTGGTCGGCCGGAGGTACGGGATGGACATCATCCCCTGGTATGACTCATGACCAGGGAGTGGATCGTCCACGTATCCCAGATGGAACGGAGCCGTGTGGTTCCACTCCCCGTCCCTGTCCGTCAGGTTCCTGCTGACCAAATGTTCGTCGGCTGGACTTCCTGGCAGACTGCTGCTGTATCGCAGCGTTGCTTCCCGGAGAAAGCTCTTCTGCAAATCGGAGAGCTTCTGGATAGCTGATTCCCTCCTCTCTCATGATGATGTCGTAAGCACTCCCTCCCTCACAACCGGAGAAGCACTTGAACCGGTTGTTCTTGTAGTCGACCGAGGCAGAAGGGCGCGTGTCTCCATGGAACGGACAGAGACACGACACCCGATCACCTCGTGTTCGAGGCTGCTCCCAATCAGGGAAGTAGTGCTGAAGGACTGTGACGATCAGGGGTTCAGTCGTCATCCTCCTCGTCCTTGCTGATCCAGCGTTCGACCTTCTCGGGGATGGTCTCGATGTCCAGCGGTTCCTTGCTCTCGGTGCCCCAGGTGTACGCCATCAGAGGTCGTACTTCTCCCGGATCACCTCCGCGATTCGCCGGAACGAGTAGCCCCATGTGTCGTTCAGGCCCGAGGCAGTCATGGGCTGGTCGTCGATTCCGTCCCCGATCAGCTCCGGGTCGGACTCGATACCGGCCCACTGCTGGACGGCCCATGGCAGGACCAGATCGGAGTCGAAGCCCTCCTCGCCCTGCGCGTGAGCGCCGTAGCGGAACAGGCTGTTGCCCTCGATCGGAGGCGGGATCACACCGTGGTCCACCGCCAGCTTCGCCAGGCGGCCGAGGCAGCAGAACCGCTCGGTCCCGTCGTCGTCCTTGGTGTGCAGGAACCCAGTCCCCTGCTTCGCGTCCGTCGTCTCAAGGTCCTCGACCCAGAGAGTCAGGACTTCCTTGTTCGGCATTGCTCTCCTCTTCGCCCTAAGTCAGGTCCAACAGCACATGACGTGCTGGAGGGTCAATCAAATACAGGCGACCCCGGGCCATGGCCTCGGGATCGTCTCGGATCCACCCAAGGAAGGAGTTGCACTTCGAGTGCAGCAATCCCCGAATGCAGCGGGGACAGCCCTTGTCGTCTGGGTGGTCGTGCAGCTTGGCCAAGGCGTGATCGTGGTCAACCGACAACCGCTTGCGCCCAGGCTTCTTGCCGCAGATGTAGCACACCCCGCCCTGATAGGCGAGAATCGCTTGGTACTGCTCTTCGGTGATCTGGTAGTTCTCTTCTACGTGCTTAGCTTTTCGTGCCAGTGACCGCGCGCTCGTGACTGCGCGATGACAGGTGCGACACCGAGGGCCAGGGTATTTCGCTACCCGCCGAACGATTCCGCACCCGACACAGACTTTCCTAGTTGACCTTCTTGTCATTGCGCTTGACCCTGGCAATGATCGCACCAACGATCAGAGCCGAGGTGAACCACGCGCCGACGAAGGCGAAGAAGTTAACTACGTACTCCATTGTCTACCACGTATTCTCCGAACTCGGTCCGGCGAACCGGCCTACTCGTATCGAACGGACGCAGGGTCACCGTGCTCTGGTTCTTCTGGAAGTCGAACTCAGCAGCCACTGCCTCGTAGTACGCCCGGTGCCTGTCCGGCCCGAGCACCTTGCCGACGATGTCGTCAGTGACATCGCCTGTGTAGTGCAGGGTGAGAGCCATACTCAGCCCTCCTCCGCCATGGTCGCCTCGTACTCGTCCACCCGCTTGTCCGTCTCATTCGCGAATCGGATCAGCGCAGCTCCAAGCTGCCGCGCAGCGTCCGTGCTGATGTCCACGCGGGAGACTCGGTCTCCCCCAGCGAGGGCGTCTACCGTGATGTCCCGGATGGTGTCATAGGGCTGCCCAGCTCGAATCCACGTGCCGATGTCGGTGGCATCGATGTGAATCGACGTTCGAAGGCCAGTCAAATTCATCAGCCCTCGATCAGCTTGCGGACGACAGCCAGGATGTCCTTGCTGACCATGGCTGCGCCGCCCAGGCCAGTCAGCCAGTCGGCCAGGTACGCCTGCCCCATGTCCTCGGCGAACTGCGCCGCCGACCCGATGCGGATCAGGATGTCCGGGTCAGTGAGAGTGCCGGGCTCGACCAGCTCTCCCTCCACGTACTGCGTGGACGGGGGGATGACCTCGACCTGGCTCTCCTTGAACATCTGGTGCAGAGGTGCGCCCAGCTCGTTGACTCGCTCGTCGAAGTGCACGACCAGGATCCCTGAACCAGGGAACAGGAAGTCGATCACCTCGATGAAGCCGGTGTCACCGACCTGCACTCCGTACTCCTCGCCGGTCTCCGACGCGTCGGTGATCCGGACCCGATCGCCTTCGTTCACCGCCATAGATCGTTCTCCTCATCATCGTCGTCTTCGCTTTCCTGCCACGGGTCGTCGATCTCGACTTGCCCGAAGTCAGGTTTGTAGTCATCAGGAAGATCCCGAATGGTCATCTGATCGCCGATGAACTCAAGCTCGGCGAACGTGTTGCCCGAGGGATCCGCCTTGCCCGCCCTGTTCTTGACCGCAGATACACACAGCTTGGTGATGTTGTACATTGCGTCGAACTTCTTGAACAAGGTGAGCACCAGCTCGGGAACCCGAGTGATCTGGCCCTTCACCCCACTCAAAGGGATGGGCTTGTCGGCATCGTTGTACCCACCAGTGACATGGTGCAGGCCGATCACACATGCCTGCGTATTGCGTGCCATGTCGTGCAGGTACTCCATCAACGACTCCAGTCCCGAGAAGGGATCGTCATCGTTTGCTGCCGACCCACTCCGCACGTTGGTCACGTTGTCGATGACCACGACGTGGGGGTAGTCCTCATAGACCTCGAACCATGAGGTCATCACCTCCTGGATCCTGTCCAGCGAGGGGCTTGCGTCGTACACCATGCGGATCGGGACATCGGCGAGCGATGCATCCACCGCTTCCATGTCGTCGTCGAGCACGGCATGCGCTGACTTCTCCAGTGGCCAGCCCTTCAGCATGCTGATAGAGCGGGTCAACTGCGTGAACGCATCAGAGTCTGCGCTGAAGTACAGCGTCGGAACCTTGGCCTGCAACAGGTACGAGAGCACGAAGGCTGACTTGCCGGTGCCCGGCCCAGCCGCTACAAGAGCGAGCTGCCCACGCAGCAGGCGTACACCTCGTGCCTCCAAGGCTTCGAACACGACGGGCAGCGGCTCCCCGCTATCCCCTCGGATCCTCTTGCTCTGTGCCAGTGAGTACATCTACCTCCTACGTCCTCGTGTTCGGTCGCTGAGAGCACCAGGGCGTGTGGTTACCGTGGTGACATCCGCAGTGGTTGCAGTGGTTGGTGCAGTTCGGATCCCCGGCGTCACAGTTCATTGCTCTCCAATCAGGCGTACATCAGGACGAGCACGAGAGCCACTACGTACAGGAGTGCGAAGGTTCTCTTCCAGCTCATTCGTCTGTCCCGTCTTCGTACCCCTTCTTGTACCCGTCATTCCTTCCGTCCTGATATCCCTCCTGGTATCCCTTGCTGTATCCCTCCCGAAGTGCCTCGGCCCGTGCTCGATCCACGGTGTCTTGACTGATGCCGTATCCCCCGAACACCTCAGTGAAGTCCATTAGAAGGTCTTCACCCACACTCGGTTGGCATCCGCGAAGGCGTAGAAGGAATTCCACTCGAAGTCGAACGAGTGCAAATCCTCGGCAGCAGCCAGGTCCTCGACGATGTCAGTGATGACGATGTCTTCCTCGTCGTAGAAGTCCGTTGCCTTGACTCGCTTCACGATCTCGTCGCGAGCCTTCGCGAACCCAAGGCTGTCGAAGTCCCGCCAGATGTCCGAGACATCGAGCGTGTGCAGCCATCGAGCCATCAGGCGCGCTCCACCTGCGACTTGTGCAGGTACTGGGTGAGTCCGGTCCCGTCCCACTTGACCTCGTACTCGTCGTCGGAGTCCAGGTCCCCGATCAGCACGCCCTGGTCGCCGATGTCAGCGTTGGTGTAGCGGGCGTCCTGGTGGCCGCTCGTGATCAGTCGGAACTTGTCTCCCTCCCGCAGGGGAACCGACGCCTTCGGCACGAAGTTCGCCAGCACCCAGTCAGCCGCACGCAGCCAGTTGTTGACTCCGAAGTGGTCGTCCAGCTTCCGCGTCGGGTCATCGGTCCGCTGACGCAGCAGCTCCTGTGCGAGGGACCGCCGGTCGGCCAGGTCCAGCGACTGAGGCAGCCACACCAGGGTGAACACACCTCGTACCGAGGAGTGGTCCTCGAAGACGTAGCCGAACGAGGCAGTCTTCTCAGCCCGCACGTGCGGCTTGCCCTGCTCGTCGACCACCACCGCACCGGCGGGGGCCTGCTCGACCTCGCGGCCGTTGAACGTCTTGCCGATCTCGAAGCTCATGCTGATTCCTCTCAAAAGAAAAGAGCGGGACCACCTTGGTCCCGCCCTAAGTAAGGTCCGAACTCAAAAGTTTTCGGACATCCTGAACTCACATGCCCAGTTGACCGAGCACATCTTGCACCGGTCAAGCGAGGGGTTGGGGTCGAACCTCTCTTCCTTGACCCCCTGATCCATAGCACCGAACTCATCGGACAACCGGCTCTTCGGCCAGTCAGTTAGGTCATACGGGAACGTAGGCTTTCCCGACACGGCCATCCAGTAGTCGCCGTAGTCGATGACCAGCCCGTGATCCTCTTCCATGACCACGCCGTACACGGCGAGCTGCATCTCATCGCCGGGCGTCTTGCCAGTCTTGATGTCTCGGACCACCCATCGCTTCTCGATGGGGTCCCACACAACCTGGTCAATGTACCCGATCACCTCGACGCCGTCGAAGTCGATACGGAACGGAAGCTCAACAGCGAGCGTCCCATCCTCCGTAACGAAGACCTTCTCTTCCGGCCGCTCCTTGTAATAGTCGATGTACTTCTCGACCTGCTCATAACCGATACCCCAACGACGCTCAATGTCGTCCTCAACCGAGCGGCGCCAGCCACCCGAGCGGAACCACATCTTGAAGTTGGGTGTCTCGGCCGTGAGCTTGTTGATCTCCTCCATGTACGACTCGTCGAAGATCTCGAAGGCTTGCTCAAGCGTGAGCGTTCGGCCGGACCGCTCGTACTCCTCGCCCACCTTGTGGACGCCGGTACCTTGAGGTGACCAAGCAGCAGGCTTCTGCCACTTGCGTTCAACCCTGTGCAGGTACCATCGGTACGGGCATCCGTCGTGTTCGATGCTGTACTCCTTGAGCTGAGAGACCGAGCGGTGGCCGGTCTTCCAGTCCCACTTGAACTCCTCCTGCGTTGGTTCCTCTGTCTCCATCACACCTTTCCTGAGTCGAACCTCATCGGGACTGTTGCCCTCCTCGCCACGCAGTTGTGGTCGAAGCCTTCACCAGGGCACGACGTGTAGATCGTGCCTGTCATGCGGATGCCTCCGCCGAACATCCACGACTCGTCCTCGAACTCCTCTCTCGTGTTGATCGTGAAGCAGAACTGGGTGTAGTACGAGACCCAGGTCTGGTAGATGTCGTCGGTCTCTTCGACGATGTGACTTACTGTCGACTCGGCAGAGAGGGTGCCATCCCTATTGTCGATCACCCGAGAAACCATGTAGGGGGGTTCGTCGACCACCCGAAGTTCGCCAACTGTGGCGTGCTGCATAGTGCCGTGCGTCCGTTCTACTTCTGGGCAGGGCAGAGCCCAGCCACCACCCAAGGGAGCGTGGTGGGAAGGTGGCCAACTGGCTGGGCTCTAGCCTCTGCGCATTTCGGGGTAGCGACCATCGGCTATGGACGCGCGACCCGACGGGGACCCTTAGTAAGGTCTCTCGGGTTTAGACTTCAGGGCGACGCTGGGGAATCCTCCACAGGAAACGTCGCCCCTCATCGGTTAGAACCGTGCAGTCGTTGACTCGGATCATCAGATCCCCATCCGAGTCCTCTCGGGGTACCAGCCTGAACCCTCCGAGTTGGGAGAACTCGTTGGGCTCGATGTCTGGATCGAACTCAACCACCAGGTTGTCACGCTCAAGCCTGCGGTAGAAGGAGGCAAGCCTCTTGAGCTTGCGATCCGACATACCCTTGCCGCCGGTGGCTACATACTCGGCGTGGTTCCTCATGTTCCGATTGATCTCGGCATCATTGAACCTCGCCGGGATCTTCCACGGAAACTGTGCCAGAACCCGCTCACGGGGAGTCATTGAGAAACGACCACGAAGCCTCTTCATTCCGCTCACCGTTTGGCGAGTCACACCGTACTTCGCAGCGATCTGATTCTGATTGAGTCCCCGAGCCTTCTCTTCCTCGATGACCTGCGGGGTCAAGCCTGACCCCTTAGGACCACCCTTCCGCTCCTCCACCGGCCGCACCTCCTGGGCTGATCTAACCCGGAGCGCGCGATCAAGATCAAGGCGAGGCAGTGGGATGCCAGCCATCGTAGGTACCTCTCACTCTCACGTATGGACATCGAGGACATTTGTTGCCCCGTTTCAGTGATACACGCCACACCGGCGTGCCCCAAATGGCTCACTGTCGTTGGTTAACACTCGCCCCCCCGTGGAGCGAACTTACAAGCTTGTCATTCGGCCTTGGCCGTACGACCTGCGCGCTTGCGAGTGGCCCGCTTGGGCTTGGCCTCCTCGACCTGACCTGCGGGAACCTCGAACGGGCTGGGGACGACAGTGAGCGTTGGTGCCTGTGAAGCCTGGGTCAGGTTCTCAGCAAGCCGCTCCTTGTTGGGCGAGTCGAACTCCAGGCCGCGAGCCCGAGCCTTCTCCTCGTTCTCTGGGGTGAGAGTCGGGACGAAGCTGGATGGACGGCCGTGGTAGGCGTCCACGATGGGCTGAGGGATACGGCCTCGGTCGGAGACCTTCGCCCCTCGCTCGCGTGCCCACTCCCGGATCTTCTGGTTCAGCTCCCGATCCTGCTGAGGCGAGGGCTTTCCGTGCGACGAGCGGCGCGAAACCTTCGCCCGCCGGGCGTGCGCCACATACGTAGCGAGAGCCTCACGGAGAGCAGTCGCGTGCTCACTGCTGAGGTCAATCTCGAAGTTCTCCCCGTCGATGCCAAAGCTAACGGTTTCGTCAGCCTCGACATTCGGGTCAATGTCATCGACCAGGCGGACGATCACCTCGCGTGCCATGTCCGTTACCTCCCGTTTGTGTTGTCATTGCTTTCGAAGTGGACACCCAGGACTCGAACCTGGAGAGCCGTAGCCCTGCCGCTACCAGTGCGGCGTGCCCGGTACCTCAGTCGAACAGGTTTCCGATCTTCTCGGCTTCTTCCTCGGTGAACCCCTGCGATCGGGGTCCCTCCGTGAACGGGGTGAGCACCACCGTCCCGACGATGGGACGCTGCGCCAGTACTGAAGCTCGCAGGTTGTGCTGCGGGTCAGGCTTGAGCAAGCCCTCTTCGTCAGCCCACATGTGGATGCCTGCCTCCGGCAGGTTCACCAGCTCCACGTACCCCTTGATGTGGTGGTACATGGTCTGAAGTCTCTCGTCGTCCCCCTCGGGCCAGTCGACCACGAGCACGTCTCCCGCCGGGGGGATGACCACTGCCTTCGCCATGCCTTGCCTTTCAGTTGCTGGGGGGTGGGAAGTTCCTTCCGATCACATCCATCACGCTGGCAGCCGAGCCTTGGACCATCTCCAATACGCGGTACACGTCCGTGGGGGTGCCACCCGGCAGCTTCTGGAACTCCCGCAGCTCCGCTGCGGCGGACCCCACGATCTCTGCGTCCTCCTCGTGCCCGTTGTCGTCGAGCACCTGGGCGAGGGTCATCAGGCTGCGATCGAACGGACTGGCGTCCGGGTCTGCCGTGTATTGGCCCATGGTGAAACCTCTCAGTCCTCAGGCGGGTAGATCGGGACGATCCACGCCCTTGCCCCGGGTGGGGCATCGATCTTCCGGTCCTCGTAGATCCGAGCCTCAAGGTTGGAGTCGAACGGACCATGGATCCGTGGTGCCTCGCCGTCCTCGGCCTGCACAACCACTACCCACTTGAGTGCGGTCTCTTCCATGCCTTGCCTCTCGTTCCACTGCTTGGTCAGTTGCTCGCAATCCGGACCACAGTAGTTGTCACTCCACGTACCGTGTTGGATGCACTCGGCCATGTCTTACCTCTCGCTCGGGGGAGGGTTGTTTAGCCTGTGCTTGTGCGCCCGGCGCTGCGCTTCCTGTGTCGAGCCGCTCAAGGCTCTCCGATCTGCCTCCACCATCTTGGACACCGCACTGTCCAATGTGCGGATCTGTTCGTGACTCTTCGCGAACTCGTGGTACCTGTCCGCTGCCCTGATCAACAGGGCTATCTCCTCGTGGGTCAGGTCCACTAGCGCCATGGCATTACCCCTTCTGACCACTCCGCCACTTGATGAACTCCTTCTGCTGGTCGGACATCATCTGCTCCACCCGCAGGATGCCACTGATCGTACGATGATGCGACGTGGCGGCTCGTCCCAGGTACAGGATGGCAGCGAACTGGATGCCGTCGATGATCACGTGGATCATGCCCTCATGCCTCTCCAATCGTTGGTCCACAGCCATAGCCAACGCTTTCGCATTGGCCACGACTGAAGTCCAGCGATCAGTCCTCGTCGTCGAAGTCCTCGTCGTCCACCCACTCGCTCTGGTAGTCGGGGAAGTCGAAGTCGAAGTAGGCGCTCTCGTACAGGTGCCCGTACTTCTCGCCGTGCTCCCGGCTGCCGACGAACTCAGGGTTGTCGGTCACGTCGGTGACCAGCTCGCGAAGCCTCTCGACGTTGTTGCCCAGGCCGGTCGCGAAGAAGATGGCCGTGGCCTGGTCCTTGCTGATGTTCAGCTCGTCCTTGGCCACGGTCTCGATCAGGCGTCCCTCCTTGGTGTAGTCCGCCACGTAGTAGGTGGTCGGGTTGCCCTCGTAGTCGTAGCCCTGCCGCTCCTCCCACTCCAGCTCGTGCCCAGCGATCACCGCCGCGTGACCGGCGAAGCACATGGTCGTACCGCACGAAGCCTTCGGGTCCTTGGCCTTGCCCCAGCTCCCCATGTCCAGGTTCTCCACCGTGATGGCGTCGAGCACCTGCGAGATGAGCACCTGATTGGTCATGGTCATACCTCTCGTTGTTGGGTACCGGTCGATTGACCATGGGTGAAGGCCGAGCCTTTCGAATCGGCCATCCCCATGTGTCCGTCGACTCAGACTGAGAGCGGCTTGTAGTTGAGGAACGTTTCGAGTGCCTCACCCCAGGTCTTGCCGTCGTCCTGCACGTACTGCGCCGACTGAGCGGCGTTGGCCTTGTCCCCAGAGATGCCGTACGTCTCGACGAATGCCCAGGCGGACTGCCCTTCCTGCGCCCGCAGCTCCTCAAGGCTCACGCCTGCCTTGTGCAGGGCGGCCCCGATCAAGCAGGCCGGTTCCTCCACGTCGGTCCTCACGTACAGGCAGTTCGTGTTGTACGTCCCGTTCCCATACTTCTCCGACCAACCCTCCGTTCCACGGGGGTACTTGAAGTCCTTGCCTCGCTCCTGCACCACTGCCTTGAGCGCGTCGGTGAACTGCTCATCGGTGATCCGCACAGTCATTGCTTTCCTTCCGGTTGATTGATCGAACTTCCACGAAAGCCCGTGTCCACCCCTCAATGGACACGGACTAACGAAGCCTTCCGATCAGTCGTCGGTATCGGGCTGGCTCACTACCTTGTGCACGTGACGGCGCAGCGCGTTCACGTCGTTCCCGATGATGACTTCGTAGAAGATCTGGTGTGCCTGCCAGGGCGTCAGCTCCAGCCATTCCTCCGCGACCTCGTCGATGAACCGACCGGACTGCACACGCGCCGCCCAGTACTGGTCCCCTCCGTGATCGTCGGGGAACTCCGACAGGCGCCAGTCAATGCTCTCCCCAGCGAGGACAGCAGCATGGCCCGCGAAGCACATCGTGGTCCCGCACGATGCCTTCCGCGCCCAGTCACCCATGCCCAGGTTCTCCTCCGTGATCTGGCTGAGAACCTGCTCAATACGCTCGATGTTCGCCATGACTTCCCTCTCTGCTGATCGAACCTGCATAGCCAAAGGCAGACCGTGCCTGCCCATGACTAAACCTTTCCGATCAAAGGAACACGCCCTGGTCAGTGATCTTGTGCCGACGCACAGCCCGCACGTTGCACCGATCGACGATGGCCAAGGCTTGCTTGCCCACCACGATGTCGGATGCATCCACCCGGTACTCACGCACGATGAACCCACACTTACGCAGTCCCGGGAACCAACCTGCGAACCAATTGTTCAGCGCATCAACGCTGTCGAACCCGCACACCCAGTTGTCCCAGTTACGCCAGTCATCCCTATCGAAAGCGTCCCGGAAGGGCGACGGGTGCTCATCGCTTCCCGAGTGCCGGTACCCCATGTCGTCGACCGCGCACTGATCGTCGCCGTCTTCCCAGGTGTGGTGTCCCGAGTACGGACCCACGAAGTAGTCGCCACCGTAGGACCGGCGGGTCAGGTGAGACACCCGGTAGAACGAACCCATTCCTCTCATCCCCTCAATTCCGCAATGGTTCCCAGTACCAAGACGACAGCGGCCGAGCCGAGGAACAGCATCAGCCAGGAAACGATCCTCATTGTCTGCCCCAAGTAAGGTCATCGGTGAAATGCAAGAGCACGCTCACGCCTCCAGTAGCACCACGTCGCAGCCTGCACCTCGGCGGGCGACCATTCCTCTCCCATCTCTTTCGAGATGATCCGCGCAGCCCGCCGGTACAACTCGCACGCTGCCTCGTACCTCTTGCCTGTGATCAGGCGCTGCCTGGTGTGATCGTCGAGGATCTTGTTGGCAGCGATGGCCACGGCGTGGCGGTCGAGGACCACAGCTTCAGGGTTCATGGGGTCGGCGATCGTCAGCCAGAACGCCCGAACCTTTGGGCCAGATACCACGGTGTCGGGATCCTCCCCAGCCAGGATGCGCCGAGCCTTATCCGCATTGCGGCCGAGGCAGCCAAGCTTCCTGCCCGTGTACGCATCCTGCGCAAGCCTCACGTTGCGCGGCCACGATGTCATCGGGGACAGCACTGCCAGCACAGCGGCAGCGCGAGACGGGTCGGCAGGGTCAAGGCTATCGGCGACAGCCCGAGCCTCTCGATACCATGCCTGCCCTTCCTTGCGATCGTCATCGGTCGTGAGTCGGAAGATCCGAGTGATGTTCCGGACCTACAGTGAAACCTCTCCCATTGCACACCTCCGATCCGAAACCTCAGGGAGAGGGCACGTGCGAGACGTGCCCAATCCTCAAGCTTCAGCCCCGGTAGATGTCCCCTTCCACGTACTTGATCTTGTCTCCGTTGGGTGCCCTCATTCGCCAGTGGTAGTCCGCCTCGATCCATTCCAGCGACCAGCCCGCATCGGCCAAGGCTTCCAGCATCTCGCCCCCGTCACCTCCGGCGAAGAACCCGTCGCCCGACGCCGAGCCTGGCCCGTACGGGTTGCGCTCAAGCGACAGGATCCGTAGCACGTCATCGGCAGACTTGGCCGAGCGCAGTTCGGCGAGCTGCGCGTCAACGGTCTCCCAGAACTTGTCCATGCCTTCCCTTTCGGTTGACTGATGTCTCAGGGAAAGGACACGTGCGTGACGTGCCCAATCCTCAGATGCCAGTCAGTACCCGGTGTTGTGCGTGTTGAGGTGATGCCTTCCGCCTGACACGTGCACTGTCTTGGGTGTGTCATTGGCCAACGCTTGTGCCAGCGTGGCGTACACCTGTGCCTCTGCCAGATCTGCCGACCGAGCGGCAAGCCTTTCACTGAGAGGACGGGTCATGTCGATCGTGCTCCCACGATTCACGACCATCTGATTGTTGGCCTTCTCTACTGATGCCAGGGAGAGAAGGACCAACTCTTCCAATCGAGGCGCCGTCATACCTTGACCACCTTCCATTCCTCTACGTGTCGGGAGAGCGAAAGCTCCCGTCGTGCTGCGTTCTCCGCTGCGAGAATGCAACGGAAGTCCCGAGCCTCTGCCTTGCGCGTGACCGTGCGTCCACGCCCGAGCCTTTGTGCTCGCGGCAGGTTCTTCCACTTGACCATGACTTGGTACATGCGATGCCTCCGAATGTCTGATACCTCAAGTCAAGGCATGTACGAGACATGCCTTTCGTTCAGATGTCAGTGAAAGTCAGTGCACCCAGTCTGTTCCCGATGCTTTGTCCTCGCGTCTACGAACTCACGGAACCTGTCGTCGAACGCCTGGACAGTGGCGGGATCGTCAAGCCTCCCGATCCGCGCATCCCTCGCCCGTTCAAGGCGTCCTCGGTACTGATAGACCTCGGCACAGTCCATTAGGCCCACTCCAATTCGCCAGTGTCCGTGTACACGCAGTAGATTCCGTAGTCCACTACCACGCTGTATGTGCAGTGAGCACCGGCGACGATCACACCTTCCCGTCCTGTCTTGGTATTGCGAACCTTCATGCCTTCGCATGGCAGGCCGCCACCCTGTGATGTCCAGCGGTACACGGGCAGGTTGCGGATGATCTCCTGGTCCATGGCTTTCCTCCCTGATACCTCAGGTGAAGGGCAGGTACGAGACCTGCCCAACCCTCAAGCGATCAGCGAACCCTCTTCCATCTCGTACGCGTGCATGCCCAGCTCATCGATGTGATCGCTTACGATCTCCATCACCCACCGAGGGAAGAGATCCCGGTTCTCCGATGCCTCTCCCCCGTAGTTCCATGCCTCATCACAGGCACCGAGGAAGGACACGGCCGAGGCCCATGCCTTCCGCACGTTGATGTCCTGGCCGACACCAGATCGGAGCGTGTTGTCCGTGTAGTGCGATGCCTCTGTCCGGATGTGCAGCATGTACGCCTGCCGCCATCCCCCGAATTCGTAGTCGTACTCCGGCCCGACCCATTCCACCTGCACCTCAACCCTGTGCGGGTCGATCACGTACGAGTAGGCGAATGCCGTGTCTTCAACGATCATGATTCCTCCATGGCTGAAACCTCAGCCCCAAGTCATGTCTTGCGACATGACCTGAGACTCATGCATCAGACGGAGATGGAAACTCCACGCGCGAAGTCCCACACAGCGAGCTGGTTGTGCAGACCACCGAGGATCAAGGCTGTCTCGCGGTCGTGCACCTGCTCACTGATGTCGAGGAACGCGTCACCCGACTGCGGGTCGCGCCATCCCCCGATGATCTTGCCTTCCTGCGTGAGCAGGTCAGCATTGTCGTACACGAACGCCTGGATATCCGAGGGCGAAACCTTCCCCCCGATCCGGCGCTCACGCTCCGGGTGGGTGGCCACGGCGTAGCCAACCCTCACATCCCCGCCGGTACGGGGGTCGATGCTGAAGCCTCCGTCCGGCACGTCCAGCGCATCCGACAGACGGATGAGCCGAGCCTCAGCGGACAGGTGGGGAGCAGTCATGTCGATTCCTCTCTTGCCCTAAGTCAAGTCTGAGAACACAGAGGAGTGCACAGGCCAAGCCTGTGCACCCGTGCCAGTCCTCTCAGCCCCAGCTTGCGTACTGCTCACACTGCGCGTCCGTCCCGCACATGGGACGGCCGTTGATAGGGGTACTCACCGACCATGCCTTGCCATCCCTGTAGTAGATCAGGAAGCCATCGGGGGTACCGCAAACCTCGTTCCCCATGGTGCGGCAGTTCCACAGTGGTGAATCCTCTTCGATGCGCGCCACCTCTGACACCGCCGTGAAAGCGAGCGAGAACGCGGCTGCGAGGGAAAGAATCCGCCACACCTCTCATGCTCCCTTGTGCTGGCTGCGGATGAACACGATCTGTCCGGACGATCGCCGGACGATCATCGAAACCTTGGACTTGCGCGATGCCTTGTGCATGTCACACCTCTTCCTCGTCTGAAGTCTCAGCCCCAAGTCAGGTCTTTGGTCCTGACTTGAGACTCAACCCTCAGCGCGAGCGAGACGGGTAGAACGACGGGCGACGGCGCGGCTGGTCCTGCCCCAGGTGGGGCGGAACCTCAGCCTCCAGGCGAGGCCGCTTGTTCCATGCCTTGACGCTGCCCTTGACGCGCCGAACCTTGCGAGCGTCAGCGTGTGCGTCGGTCATGATCATTCCTCCGGTGGTTGAGTAGCCATGGCTAGGCTCATCCCTTGAGATGAGCCCACCCGCTGATCACTCAGGGAGTGGTGCCGAACCAGCTTCCGTAAGTCACGCGACGGTGCACGATCGTCACCGTGGTGTTCTCGGGATCGTCGCAGTACTCCAGCCATTCCTCCCGGTACTCCCGAGCCTTGTCCTTGTCCCGGAACGCGACATCGATCACGTCTCCGTTGACCTCGATCGCGTACTCCGTGATGTCGTGCATGTCTTGCCTCCCATGTCTGAAACCTCAGGCGAGGACAGGTGCGAGACCTGTCCCCATACTGAAACCTCAGTCGTGGAGCTTGACCGGGATCATCTTGACCACGTTCGGCATCAGGTCCGATGCCTCCACGAACGTGGCGAAATCGTCGAACACCGACAGCCCGATCGCAGACGTGGTCCCATCCCTCAGTTCCATGATCACGCCGAACTTCTGCGTGACAAGCCTCGCCGAGCGAGGGAGCTGGTCGAATGCCTGCGTTGACATCTCACGGTAAGCCGTGACGTGCATTGTCATACCTCCATCTGGTGACTCAGGTGAAGGGCAGGTGCGAGACCTGCCCAACCCTCAATCCTCAGATGGATGCCGTGTCCAGGACCTTGCACCACTTGTCCAGGATCAGACCGTCGTAGCACTTGCACCGAGGCTCATGCGAGCCGACCACGATCCGCGCGTCGGCGGACAGTTCCTCATCCCTCACCATCACCCGGGCGTCATCCCTTGCCTGCCCGATCGCGAGGTCGATTGCCTCGCGCGATGCCTCCGGCACGCGCCGGACACTCGCGGTGCCATCCTCGTCCACGATCTCAAGCCACACCTCAGCCATGCCATTCCTCCGTAGGTTCGAAACCTCAGCCCCAAGTCAGGTATGAAGACACACCTGACCTGAGACTCAAGCATCAAGCCTGATTATTTCCACTAGCCATGGCTTGCCAGCACACGATTGATCGTTTGGCGGACATGTCACGCCGATGCCTTACACTGCGCACCATGGCTGTGGTTTCCGTGCTTCGGGTACGCCCAATTGGGCCAACCTAAGTCTCCCCGGATCCTCGGGTTCTGACGGTTTAGGGTGCAAGCGAAGCCTATGCAGACTTCTCCCCAGAGCTTTGCAACTCGCGGTGCCGCTAATCCAAGGGACCTCGGGCGCGGTTGACAGCTCATCCCCTACGGGATCGTTTGTTTTCAGTTGTCAAAGAACACACCCGCAGTGCTGGAACCGGAGGCGATCAAAGATCCCGTCTCGCTTTGCGAGCCGTTCCCCGGGGGGTTTGGTGCTGGTGACCACCCTACCGGATGGTCGGCCCCAAGTCAAGTCATCGGCTGGTCTGAGACCACTGGCCAAACACATCCCGCGTAACCGGGCAGCCTGCCATGGGGCCGGTATCGAATTGTGTAGGTAGTGCAGGTGGGGTAACCCACCCAGGTATCTCGGTGACGCGTGCTCTACCGAGGGCCGGAGCCATACCGCCCGTTGCGGCTGGGGTCCGGGACCCTTTCCCGAGCTGCCACCAAGGTACCAGGGCCGGTGGCCCCAAGTCAAGTCCTTGGTTCAAGATTTTTTCGGGGGACCCCTGGTCATGATCCTCGACCTCCCTTCCGTCCGGCTCGCTTGCTGACAGGGAGAAGCTTGCCATGCGGCCCCAAGTCAGGTCAAACCCGCAGGTCAGAGCCATGATCATCATCGTTTCCGCAGGTCAAAGGCTTGATCAAATAGGCTCAAAAGATCTTGAGTGACGAGGGCCACAAAGCCTTGACATGACCAAGGTCGAGCTGGTTGAATCGCGCGCCACACGCCCCAAGATCAAGTACAAGGATCGCGCGTACGCGTGCAGGCGGTTCCTTGCCTGGCGAGGTCGTCCCAAACGAGATCGTCCCGCAGCAGACGATCCCATCCCAAACGATCTGCCAGCGGATCGTCCTGGAGCAGATAGTTCCGTACCGGATACTTGCGCTGCGCAACTGTTTGCTAGCAGACGTTCTGCTCCGGGAACGTCCTGTACGGGACGGCCTGCAGAGGGGGGTATGCGAGCTGGGGTTTTGCAGGTTTGTGCAGGTAGCAGGGGGTGTGCTGCGCGAGCTGGGCTGCGCTGGGGTAGGGGGGTACTGCAGAGGCGGGTTTGCGCAGGTGGGAGCGGGTTTGCAGGGGCAGGCAGGGGCAGGTTAGGGCGGGCTTAGTAGCTGCGTTTCCGCAGGTCAGGTACCCCCTGGGGGTATGGCAGGAGCTACGCATACC